TCAAATGATGTTCACTGTTATGTCATGTCCGTAACATGCGCCAGCCAGGAATCCAAACAAATCCCCATGCGCTCCTATCGCTTTATATCCCTGGGATTTTCCATAATAGTTTTCATGCATTGTTGCATAATCTTCATACTTTTTCCCGTTGATGACTCCATCCAGAAAATACGTGATTCTCCATTCTGCGCCAAAATCGCCATCCGTTGATCTTGACAAAACCATGTGCCTATTATCCCGCCAGTATTCCAGCGCGTTGAAATCAGGATTTTCCACAATGTCGCGGAATCTATTTTCACGATCCGCGATGACTTTTTCCACCGCGTCAATCTCTTCATCGGTTCCCATAAAAAATATATCCCTATCATGGTAGTATGCCGGAATTGTCATTGTTTTCATGTTTTCCTCCTGAATTCGATTTAATGTTACATTCCGTTGCGCGAATCCCTCCGAAACTCGCACAACGTCTATGTAATATTAAATTTTCCGCTTAATCAATATCCTAACCATGCCAGCAACCCGCAGGCATCTCCATTGGCATGAAATTTTCCGTCGATGATCTCCAAAACATCGTATCCGATTTTTTCGTTTTGTGTCCAACAGTAGCAATGGATTTTTCTATCTGGCTGAATCTGTACAGAATCACCGGATAAACCATGCGCAGTCAGGATGTTCAACAGTTTTTCCATCGTCATTGTTATTCCCTCCATGTGTTTACAAAAAAGAAATATCCATGTCCAGTTTTTTCGTCGTCAAATTCGAACTCCATTATATGATTGAAAATAGTTCCATCCCAATTCCGGATGTATGTCTGCATTTCATACGGTTTAGAAACACTCTTTTCAGCCATACAGGGAGCATCTGGTTTATCACGATTATCAATGTTAAAATTCAGATCTTTGCCATTTCTGAAATAATCGAGATTGATATCGTCTGCACAAATACTTTGCAGATTGTGCTTTCTAATCTGGCTCCTGACATATGCCAGGAATTGCGCAGGCGTGCAATTAGTGCGCTGGATTTCAAGCATCTCCTTTTTCATCGTAGCCTCCTTCGTATTGACGCCAGCGGGAAAACGTCTGTAAAAACCCGCCACAATTTAGATGTACATTACCCGGATGATAGCAGACAGAATATCCGTCTTTTCATCGTAGAGATAGAGTATAAATATAATTGGCGTCTTTTTCATGTTTGCAATCTCCCTTCGTTGTGTTGTGTGTCGGAGATTGCCAGACATTTTTTGAGTAGCAAGCGGGGAATCGAACCCTGCGGATGTTACCATCCTGCCGCCAGGCTTGCCAGCCGATTTTATGCCACCAGATCCGCAATCTTGAATTCACCTTTACCGGCGATTGCCTTCATGTCGTGATAGCACAATGCGGGCATGTACTCCTTCAGGAAGTAACCTATCTGTTTTCTGGTAGTTGCGGAATATGTACCTGTACATTCAACGGTTCCCGCCTCCGCGTTCAGGAAGATAACTGCCGTTGTGTAAGACACAAATACCAGGCTCCCATCGTTATTTTCAGTAACATAACATTGACTATGCGGATGATTTTCTAATCTTTTTTTCATTGTATTCTCCTCCCTGAGCGGGACAATACCAGCCCGCTTGCTATGTTTGTTGTCCGTTTACGGTATCAAATGAACATCGAATTCGTTTCCATGGATTCAACCGCGATTGCCTCCTGGTTCAATGCGGTTTTAATCTGCATCACCGCGTCGCGGATCGCCGCGTCATCGTCGGTATAGACGTATGCAATCAGGGACTTTTCGATAACAACGTCGCCGTTGTCATGTGTATAGCATCCCATGCCTTCGTGAACCGTTGCGCCGCCAGTCGTCGCGGCAAAAATGTTCATAACGATCTTGTATGCATCCAGAGTGCCAACTTCCTGGCGCTTGCTATCTTTATCGTTCAACCCGATTGAAAGCATGTACTTTTTCATGTTGTTTCCCTCCCTTTGTTGTGTTTGTTGTCCTCTTGACATTGCCTATATTATCATACGATTATAGGCTTGTCAATCCTTTTCTCATTTTTTTTGAGATTCTTTTTTTCATTCCCTTATGTCGCTGCCTAATCCGACGCTTTAACGCGGGAAAAGATAGGAGGCCGGGCAATCCCAAAATCAATTATCGTTGTTGCGTTTGTTGTTTTGTTGTGTTCATTATACTTGACGTTTCTATAATTGTAAATCTGTTTTTTGGAAGTTTTTTCAGTTTGTGGGAAATGCACTATAGACGCTGCCAGATCACGTGGAAAATCGCCAGGTTTGTTGTGCAGATTGTATAGTTTCTGTTTGGATCTCCCCGACGGCGTGCGGCGACGACTCCCAGCCCTGATACCCCGGTACCGGATCCCGACGACGTGCGGCGATTCGTCTTTTTTTTGCATATAATAAGAAGGAACACAAGCCAGGAACCGCGATCAAACAGAATTAGTCAACGCTAACTCGCCGGGATGAAATACTGTTATATTCAATCTATAACAAGTATACCGGATCATTTTGTGCTATTGATGATAGAACAATATAGACTGGCGGGAAAAGATTGTATGCAATCGGATTGTATCATGGTATATAGTGCGCTAATTGTTTGTATGCTAAATATATAGGGAAAACAGAAAATTGTGGATAAATCGGATTAAATTGTGGATAACTTTATTGTAATTGTGGATAACTATGAATATATTGTGGATAACTATTGTGTGAATGTGGATAACTCGACGTAAATTGTGGATAACTATTGGTAAAATGTGGATAACTGATTAAAAATTGTGGACAAAGTGAAAATGTTTAGAAATACTAAACACAAGTATAGTATCAATAAACCACACTTTTCGAGGTGTAGATAAAATGATTCTTTTATTAACCTACTATGTTAATAGGTTATATCCCTGGCAGCGGCGTTTTAACCTACTTGGTCAATAGGTAATTAAGTCTGAATTTTGCTCTTTTTCAGACTTGCCAGGAATACACCTATAAACATACTATGTTAGTATGCTATAGCCGTCGCATGTTATACACAACTAACCCCAGATCACGGGGATGCCTTTAAGTTACCGGCGATCACTTCAGCCGGTTAAAGGCAATATCGTACTCTTCATCACTCTCACCTTTCAAAATCTCCATTTTCAATAAAATCATTTCACTTTTACTCCCAATTTCAAAGTCACTATTATAGCCACTACCGACTCAATTTATCAAAAACGCAGAAACCTACAATAATAGCCACTACCAACCATCTGCCGAAACACCGCCAAAATCTGATCTAACTTCGCCGTAAACCTACTATTATATTACCTTTCCATATTTAATTCTGTCGGCAGCCAAATACTTTCACCGATAACTTTTTAGGCACTTTTAAAACCTATTCGCCGCGAAATTCAATAACATACAATTATAGCCACTTCCATAAAATACTAATTTCCATTCTGGTGGAATAAAACGCCGAAATTCACTTTTCGCAGATTATAAACAGTCTGAAACACCGAAATAAAAACCAATACATTTCTGCAAGTAAACGCGATAAATATTGACAACATCTGTTCTACATGTTATAATACATGTATTATTTTGTTGCATTAGGTTGCGTTCCCTATCTAATAAGAACGTCAATAACGGTTATATCTGATTGTCTGTTATGTTAGTGAGTATTAGATAGGGAACCTTTAACCAAGATCATCACGCCAAAAGAAACAACATCGTTATACCACTTATACTTAGAAGAACATATATACATAATGGTTGTATATAATATATATATGTATAGTGTATATATATTCTTCAAAATTCTATACACAGTTGTAATATATATATAAGTGTCATAGAAGTATAGAATTTTACAATACATATATTTATATTATATATATATATATATTATATATAAGTGTTAAATATATATCTAAAAAGGTGTTATTGAATATAAGTGTTTCTTGCTCACTTTTTGACACTATGGAGAAACTATGGGAATTAAAGAGAAACTTAAAACCGCCAAGGAATCAGACTATCTAACAAAAGACATTTCACCGCAGGAGTCTGACCAGATCAAAACTGACCAGATCAAATCAACAAAAAGGGAACGTGACAGGATCAACGAACTCCTGTACATCATGCAAGTCGTAGATGAATACATCTTTTCAGAAGTCAGGGAAACTCTGTCTGTCCATCGTCTACGCACGCCGAACGAGATATACGATTCTTTAGAGTCTCGCATAAGTGACAGGATAGCCCACATGAACAGGCGGGAGAACGTGGATGACCTACAGTAACCAGAAAACTATAATCATCGACAAACAACCGGTGTACGGCAGCGACCTTTACACAAAGATGTTGAACGGTTCCGTTATTAAGGCGTTAAATTCGCTTTCTCCTTCTGGTGTCTGTTTCTGGTTATATCTCATGTTGAACAGAAACGGATACCGATTAAGTTTAAGCAGCAAGGATGTAATGAAGAAATGCGGATTTTCGCGGAACACATGTAAGCGTGTTTTCGCAGAGTTAGAAGAAAAAGGATTCTTATCTTCTGGCTCCCAAAGGAATGAGCATATATTCCATGAAGTTCCGATTAGTGCGACTGGTTCAGATTTAAGTTAATTAACATGAAAAATAATACACGTTAATATAGCATAGGCTTTCTATCAGGAATTATATTGCGTTTTAGAATTTAAGTTAATTATACTCGTTAACGCTATTGCCTGCCGTTGTTGAAATATAATTGTACGCCATCGCTAATGATCCGGACATACACATCGGCAAACAAATGCGGTACTGAGTATAACCATAAAATTCAGGAAAATACAAGAAGTTAGCGCATGGTAACTATACTGCATTACAGAATAACCATGTGCGGGAAGGTAAAAGGTAATAGAACAGAAGAATTGTCAAAGACTAATATTTAAAATTCACACAAAACAATTAAAGAAGTCAGGATGGAATCTTACTCTCCCGCTTGAAACAGCTTTAAACGATTATCCCGAATGTGTTGTGACTCTGGCAAGCAGTCAGTGTCTACGATTCATAGATGAAATAAACGGTGTAACAGACATTGACAAAAAGATCAGGGAAGTCAAGCGTAAAATCAAAATTGAAAAGCGAAAATCTAAAAGTCGTGTTTCTAAAGTCATGATGCGTGAGTTATATAACACTCTTTACAACTTGCAGTTCCAGCCGGATTATGTCTGCATTGTCATGGACTCGAATAAAGACTATGACAGAGCAAACAAAGGATTCACAATTAACGGGATAACATACAAACGTCTGCTTGGTACTAACGGGGGTATTAAAAATTCTACCATCGTATATGTCAATCATGACATATACCCTGAGTTGAAAAAGCGGCTTGACAACGGCAGAAACAAAAATAAAGAAATTGTTCCGGCGAAACTCGAAGCATATCAGGCGTTGATCTGTTCTGGTTCCGTTCCGTTGCCGCCACCAAAAGGAATCATCGTAGTTGATGACTGTATCACACATTTCAAAGATAACGTGATTCTGATTAACGACTCTGGCAAAGGTGAACCAAAGTTGACATATCAGGACGATTACGAAATCGAACATAATGATTCTGATGGTTACGGCTTAATGCTTCCGTCATATTCTCGCACAGTCAACAAATATCTAACTGGTGACGAAGAAACGATTTCAGGAATGAATACAAGATACGCCTGGACTAAAGGCATGGTGTATACTTTTGACTTCGTGGAATTTGCCGAAAAGGTAGCGGGTATTTATGAAATTAAAGATGCCTGGGGTGATACAAGGGATATAAGGGATGCAGAAGTTATTCTTACGGTATCCATGTTGAAATTATGGGATAGCTATTCAAGCTGGGAAGATTTCTATACAAACTGTCAGGAAAACGGATATGAGTTTTCAACTACAAAGATTACGCCGACAGAACTTGAAAATACAAGGAATACGAATTATCAGTTTTTACAGAGTTATGATTTAACCGATGAAGAACTATACGAATTATGCCTGCCTACGATCAATGAGATCAAAGATGCGCTTGGTATGGACTACCGTAAAAGCCTTGCGTTCCTCGGTGGCTATTCCCTGAATGATAATAGTGTTCTATTTCTGGATAACTATATTAAAGCGTTAATGATTGAACCTGGGTTAATAAATGACTTATTCATCCGCAAGAAAATCTATTCGATGATAAAAAAACGGATAGAACTTGCCAAGAAGGGTTCAATTAAAATCAATGCTAACTATGCCATGATCGGCGGCGACCCGTATGCACTATGTCAGTCAATCTTTGGATTAGAAATTACTGGCTTGTTAAAATCGGGAGAATTATATCACAAGTATTGGATTGACAAAGGTGCAAATGAATTAGCGTGTTTCCGCGCTCCTATGACATGCCATAATAATATTCGAAAACTGCGGCTGAACAATTCGCCGGAGTGTAGTTACTGGTATCAATATATAACAACCGCAATTCTTCTTAACGCTTGGGATACAACTTGTGATGCTATGAACGGCGCAGACAAAGATGGGGACACCAACATGGATACGGATAATCCTATCCTCTTGCGAAACACTTTAAACTCTCCAACTATCATCTGCACACAGAGAAAAGCCGACAAGACAATCCCGACAGAAGAAGATATAATTTCTTCAAACAAGCTGGCTTTCAATGACGATATAGGCGTAGTCACAAATCATGTGACTTCAATGTTTGATGTTCGGGCTGGATATGAAAAAGATTCGCCTGAATACAGAGAACTTGAATATCGTATAATGTGCGGACAGTTATATCAACAGAATACTATAGACCGCGCCAAGGGGATCATTGCAGACCCTATGCCGAATTACTGGCACTCAATAAGTAGTTGCAAAGAAACAAAGAACGAAGAATTGAATCTGCGAATCGTAGCAAGCCATAAGCCATACTTCATGATTTATGTTTATCCTAATCTCCGCAAAGACTATAAACAGTTTGTAGAAAATTCAAATGCGAAGTCAATTATTCTTTTTGGTGATGAAGTCTGCAATATCGGTGATGAACAGGGTGAGTTTAAATATTACTATGACTATCTTGCACCGGTAGGCAAAAATGCATGTACGGTGAATAGAATTAGTTGGTTATTTGAAAATGAGTTTGATGAATGGTTACAGATCGAACTAAAAGAATCCAGATTTGACTATTCGATTCTTAAATCAAACGTTGGATACAGTCGAAAAGATTTCGATGCAATAACTGACGTTTACTATAAATACATATCAATGGTGGATAACTTTCATCATAAAGTTAGGGCAGAGGTTATTTCAAAAGATGATGCTGCTTCAATTCGCGAACAGTTTGTAAATCACTTTATTTCACAGTGCGAGAAAATCTGTACGAACGAAAAAGAGTTATGTGATATTATAATTGACTTATGCTATGGCTCTGAAAAATCAAGACAGTTTGCGTGGGATATTTGCGGTGATACGATCATTAAAAACCTTTTAGAAAAACATAATCACATCCTTCGATACCCTTCTCATGTTAAAGATAATGGTCAGTTTGAATTTAACGGAGTTAATTTTGTCATGGCAGAATTTACAATCGAGGAGGACGAAGAATGATTATACTAAACGAAAGGGCTTATGCAGAAGATTGTTTAAGAAATAACAGAATGGATACAAAGCCATTTCAGACACTTGTAATAATTGCAAACTATTTTGCGCATGTAAAAAACTATTCCAGAGAAGAAATGTATTCTGCGCTTGTCGAATATTATTCTCTTGCTAATCCGAAAGAGTATTTTCAGAACAAAAATTTTTGGGAGAACACAATCGACACGATAGTTTCTAAGGCTGGTAAATATCCGCTTTATGAAATTGATGGTGTTTGGATAACCAATAATGAACTTGTAACAATCAACAAGATTGAAGGTGGTTCGCTAAAAAGATTAGCATTTACCCTTTTGTGTTTATCGAAACTGAACAACTCAAAGAACCCATCAAATAATTTTTGGGTAAACAATGATTATAGGGAAATATTTAAACTGGCAAGGGTTAATTGCAAAAAGAGAGAAAGATATATAAACATTGGTAAGCTATATCGACTTGGACTTATCGAAGTCGCAAAAAGAATTGATAATCTTAGCATTCGTGTGACATTCGCAGACACTACCAAAACTTATTATAGTCGTGACGATGGTGATTTGTTTGTGTCAGACTTTAGAGAGTTGGGTTATGAATATCTGTATGCCATGGGCGGCAACTTTATAAGATGTTCGGAGTGTGGAATATTAACAAGAGGGAATAAGAATGGTACAAAGAAGTATTGCAACAACTGTTCTGGATATATACCACAAAAAATCAAGACAATCTTTTGTATTGATTGCGGGAAATCTTTTAGCATTGATGCGAGAATAACAAATAAATGCAGGTGTGATGAATGTCAATCAATAGCCAATAAAGAAAGTAAACGGATGTGGAAACAAAAATATGACAAAAGTAGAAAAGCGTTTTAAAAGATGAAGTTATTTTGATGCTTATTAACTATACTATAATTGTATTATTAAAACCACAGTAAAATCGCATCGGTTTTTTATATATGGTATATATAGTATATATCATTCTCTGTTTTCTTTATCTTTTCTCTCTTCTCTTTTCAGCATACTCAGTGCGAGCCGTGCGCCGTATAGGGTATGCGAATCTGGTCTTGTGGTCTAACGGCTAAGACATGTGACTGTCTATCACAAGATCGGGGTTCGATTCCCCGCTTGATCGTTTCGGGGATGTGGCAGAGTTCGGTTTATTGCACCAGTCTTGAAAACTGGCAGGCGTGAATATCGCCTCTTGGGTTCAAATCCCAACGTCCCCGCGATAGGAGAACAGAGAATGGTTTATAAAGTATTATGCTTAGAAAACGGGAAACAGTTTTGGTTTATGGCACAAACGGCATATATCGCAATGCAGAAAATGATTTACTATTTAAACATTAACTGTCATGATAAAAATGCTGTCATAAACAAAACAATATCAGGTAAACACTTATACGTGTTTCATTCTGGTAATACATACGCAGTGAGAAACGGATAGGAGAATGATATGGCTAATTACTACAAACACACAAGAACTATTTCCGATTTGATTCGGATTAAAGGCACACTTTCAGAAGATGGAACAGAAATTATTTACGAAAAAGACCATGATGAATATTCAGCGGATGTAATGGATATATTAAAACAATTCGCCGGAGAACAGATAACATTTTGTATTGGCACAAAGGATGAAAAAGATTTAGAGGATTGATTTTCATGGTGGATTTCAATTTTGATAAACTGCCAGACGAAAATGAAGAACAATTTCTTTGGCGATTAGGGCAGGCAAAAGACAATGGTCTGCTTGATATTGATTGGTCTGGTATTGCGGATATAGTAAACAAAAATTTCAGAGATGATGAATCAGAATTTCGTAGTGAAGCAGCATACAGGAAACCTTATCAACAGGCTAAAAGATTTTTTGAAAACGGCGCATTTGGTCAGTACAAAACCGGAGAATCAAAATACATAAACGAATTACAAGACGCTAAATTTGAATTGATGAAAGAAAAGCAGAAAATGTTTGATGAACGTGCTGCGTTAAACAGACAGCTTCGCGCGCAGGCACGAACCGAAGATTTAATCGGTATCATCGAAAACAAGATTCAGTCAGTTAAACCATTAGAACTAAAATACCAAAGAAAGGAATTTACAGAATCAGACAATGATCTAATATGCCATCTGACAGATATTCATGCCGGAATATCTATCAACCATTGGTACAATACTTTCAATACTGAGGTTCTAAAGGAAAGGCTGGCAAGTTATCTTGACCAGCTTTTTGATATTCAGAGAAGGCATAATTCGGGAGATTGCTTTTTAGTAATTGGCGAAATTCTCTCCGGTTTGATTCATGAAACGTTACGGATTGAAAACAATGAACATGTTATAGAACAGTTTATTATCATTTCATCTTTGCTTTCAGAAGTGATTGCTGAAATCTCAGGAATGTTTAACAACGTATTTGTTTTTGTTACACCAGGAAATCATTCAAGAGTGATTCCTAACAAAGAACATGCTTTGCGTGGCGAAAACTTTGACCTGCTTCTACCATTCTACCTGAAAGCGAAGTTACAGAATTATAATAACATTTTTATACAGGACAATCTAAAAGACTGTGATGTGGCAATGTTTGACATTCGCGGTAAAAAGGTTATGGCTGTCCACGGTGACAAAGATACGCCTGAAAATGTTGTACAGAAATTCACAATGGTTTTTGGCATTAAGCCTGATATAGTGCTTCTTGGTCATAGGCATACAAATGCGTTAAGCACAGTTTATGACACAAAGATTATTCAGTCTGGTTGTGTTTCCGGATGTGATAATTATTGCCTTGATAAAAGATTAAAGAACCGTGCAGAGCAAACAATATCCGTAGTTGATGATTCTGGTTTGCTGTGCATTTACGATATAAAGATAGATTAAGAGAGAGATGTTGTATAGATGAAGAAAACAGAATTTGTAAAAGAATTATCAAAGAGAACAGGATTTACAAAATCAGAGTGTGAAAAGATTTTAGAAACTTTTAGGGAAATTGTTCAAGACACGCTATGTAATGGTGAAAACGTATTTATAAAAGGCTTTTTGACATTTGAGGTAAAAAATAGGAAAAGCCGAATGGGTTATAATCCCATCACTGGTAAACATGAACAATTTGAATCTGTAAAAACGGTTAATTGTAAAGTTGGGAAAACACTTAAAAATGCCGTTAAAAATTTTTAATGGAGAGAAGAAGAAACGATATATGGAAAATTTGATTTTTGATTCTTACGAAGATTTAGTGTTAGATTTAATAGATAATGTCACAGAAGATAGATACGCTTGTGCCATTCTTTTTTATACTGATGCTTGCAAACTGCTAAAAGAATTTGCGTCATTTGATGAAGTTACAATCGGTGATGTAGAACTGATTAGCGCAGAATACAATGGATACTCAAAGGAGTATTGTGTTTCTGTAGATAATGATTTACAGGTTAGCGTGTATCCGTTATGGCATGGAGATAATAAGTTTAGTAAGGCGGGGTATTTAGATATTGGTAAAGCCTATGTTTTGCTACACGGTGATGTAAATTCAATTATTCTCAAATCTGCCACTGAGTCTATTTGTAAAGAATTTGAAATAGATGAAAACGATTATTACGAAGAAGAAAACTGCATGTGTGGTTGCGATCTTATGGATATAATCGAATTCATGCTTGATATGTGATCTAATAATATTCATATAAAGTTCCTGTAAATATGTGGTAGATGTATTTACAGGAACAACCTCGTAGAGTGCGCGGTGTAATGGTTGCACACTTCGCTTGGGACGAAGGGGAGGCGTTCGATTCGCACGTATTCTATTGCAGGGTGCTCGTTCCAAAGGTCAGACGGCGGGTTCATGTCCCGTTACCATGTGGGTTCAACTCCCACCCCTGCTCCCATGGAGAGTAAATCAGAATGGTTCTGAGCCTGTCTGCTAAACAGTGCGCACAGAAATGTGTCTGCTTCGATTGCAGTGCTTTCCGTTTATGCACCATTAGTATAATGGCTCCATTATCTCTGACTTCCAATCAGAAGATGCCAGTTCGATTCTGGTATGGTGCTTTAGTTGAAATGAATAAATTATTTGATAGTAGAGGTATATGCATTGGCAAGATCAGAAAAAATATTACCAGTGCGCGAGGTGGAATACCGTTGTGATAAATGCCGACGTGTAGATAATACGTCAACGAACTATTATAAAAGTTATAGTCTGTTATATGATAACAACGGATATATGCCAATATGTAAAGACTGCCTTGCCACAATGTATAATAAATACCTTCTTGAATACAGGGATGTACACAAGGCTATAAAGCGAATATGTATGATGTATGATTTGTTTTATAAAGATAGCATTGTTGATGCGTGCCTTGCAAAAAAGAAGGGGACGCCGCCATTTGGCGACTACATGCGACAACTAAATATTGTTCAAAATAAAGGGAAATCCTTCGATAACACGCTATCGGACGGATTTCTTTTTGATTCTCCGGAAGGCGAAGATGATGAAGATAAACATATCGTCACTACAGTTTCGGAGAATGTACGGATGCGTTGGGGTTCCGGTTTTACCGATGCAGACTACAAACTATTAGAGGAACACTATAAGACACTGAAGAAGGCTAATCCGGATGTAGCAAGTAATCAGGAAATTCTTATCATGGGTTTATGCCGTACTGAAGCGTTACGGGCAAAAGCATTTAAAAATAACGACATAGACAATTACGCAAAACTTTCTGAACAGTACAGAAAAACATTCACGCAGGCTGGGCTGAAAACAATAACTGACACAACGGATAATAACGATGAAAGCTGGGGATCGTGGATAGGATATATCAGTAAATACACACCTGAAGAATATTACAAGGATAAAGAGTTGTATAAGAACTTCGGCAATATTGGTGATTATTTCAAGAGATTCTTACTAAGACCATTAAGAAATCTGCAATTCGGAACTACTGAAAGAGACTCAGAATACTTTGTAAAAGATAATGATACATGAGTAGAAAAGCACCGAAGGGGATGGCTGAACTTGCAGATGAACGGCAGTTAGAATTATACAAAAAAATGCCGAATGGTCACTTTTTAAATAATCAACAAAACATGCACCACGTTCTTTTGTGGAACACATTTTTCAGGAGAAACCTTCATATATTTGCGCAGGATTTTCTCGGTATAAAGTTATATCCATATCAAATCATAATCCTATGGGTTATGAGTATAAGTAAATTATGTGTCATTATTGCATGTCGTGCCGCAGCCAAATCGTTAATCATTTCAATCTATGCAGTTTGCGCCTGTATATTACGCCCGTATTCACAGGTTGTTTTGTGTTCAGCGACAAAAGGGCAATCAGGATTGATTGTAAAAGATAAGATACAGAAATTCTTAATGTCCAATTATCCTATGGTTGCCAGAGAAATTGAAAGCATTAAAACGTCACAAGACGAAACATATGTAAATTTCAATAATAAAAGTCAAATCAAAGTTGTTACCGGAAATCAGAATGCGCGTGGTAACAGATCAACAATTCTAATCCGTGAAGAATTCAGGCAGATTGACAAGTATATTGAAGATAGTGTCATGTCTCCTTTTCAGGTTAATAGAAATGAAGTTCCTTATGTTACATCTGGCGATTATGAAAATATACCAGATGCAATAGATAAACCGGTTGACATATACATTAGTTCAAGTTGGTTAGATAACGGACATTGGATGTGGGGAATAGTTGACCAAGCATACAAAGAATTCTTGAAAGGTGATGGCAGTGCTACCCTTCTGGCATTTGATGAATCTATTGTTTTAAAACATAATATTAAGGATATAGATCAGTTACGCAAAGAAAAGAAGAAGCAAGATCCTCTTACATGGCGAATAGAATTCTTGAATGAACGTGTAAAAGAAAACACTGCTGCATTCTTTACATATCTGATGTTACAACAAAACCAGAATCTTAAAAAACAATTCTATCCGAGAAATAATCTCGATGTTCGTGTTGGAAAGAAAAACCCTTATGCTATTCCAAAACAGAACGGAGAGATTCGGGTTGTCAGTTGCGATATGGCTTTTATTGAAAATAAGAAAAACGACAATTCAATATTTTCGTGCGGAAGGTTTATACCAGAAGTCACGAAATATAGACGTGGAACAGACGAAGAAGATAAAGAAATTAAAAATGGTTACAGGGTAAAAGTCCCTTATATTGAATCAGTACAAGGTGGAGATACGACAAAACAAGCATTAAGGATAAGGCAACTGTATGAAGATTTCGATGCGGATTATATCGTACTTGATCTGCGGAATGCCGGGATTTCGGTGTTCGACATGCTTGCAAATATTATGTACGATGATGAACGTGATATAGAATATACTCCATTGACATGTATGAACGATGAAAACATTGCTAATCGTATAAAGTTTGAAGGCGCAGAGCCAAGAATATTTGTTATCAGTGCTTCACAAAAACTTAACAGCGACATTGCAATGAATTTTAAGCATTACCTTGTGGATAAAAAGATTGATCTTCTTGTTCCGTTCCAAGAAGCACAGGAAGAAATACTTTCCAACATTCCCGATTATGTAAATGCTCCAACGGCAGATGAACAGATTTTCTTTGAGGTTCCATTCCTCGAAACACAGGCTTTAATTTCTGAAACAACAGAATTAACTTACGAAAAGAAAGATCAGACTGGCGTTATTGTTATTCGTGAGCAAGGAGATAATCGAAAAGATAGATACACTTCTGTCTCATACATGTGTTACTTTGCAACAAAACTTGCACAGGATATGGATAAAAGTGATGATAGTTATGATGTAGGTTGTTATATTAACTAACAGGGGAGGTTGGTATATGCCTAATAATAAAGATAATACTACTTCCTCAAAGAGAAATCGAAGAAGTAAATATTACAAAAAACCTAAAACTTATGAAACATTTCAATCCGTAGTAGAAACACAGCCAGATACATACGAAGCAAATACATATAATTCATACAGAGTAAATTCATTATCATATGGGTTCGGATCTATGAATGTGTTTGATTTCTACAGTCAGGAACAATTAAAAGAGTTAGTCCGTGATCCCATGGGAAACAACCAGATACTAAGAGAATTATCACTGATTCTCTATGGTTGTAACGGAGAATACACAAACACTGTAGATTACATGGTCGCAATGCCAACGCTTGACTATGTGATCGTCCCATATGGCGAAAGTAAGCAGAAACGCAAAAGGAATAAAGCGTTGATGCAGGCGGCACTTAAAAAAATCAAACACAAAGAAATTGTGCGTGATGCGCTGTTTCGCGGGATGATTGATGGTGTTGCGTTCTACTATTTTGAAACCAACAAAAGACCATTATCGAATCAGAAAATCATGTCTGATTACGAAGTTGAACGGATAAGTGAAATTAACGAAGTTGGTATAAATGCTGCTATCGTTTCTTTACCGGTTAATTATACAAGGATTGTTGGTGTTAGAAATTCCTATTTCCAATTAGCTTTTGATTTATCCTATTTCGATAATTGTGAAGGAGAAGAAGCTAAAAAGAAATTAAGGAAATATCCTAAAGAAATTAGAGATGCTTATAACAAAGGGAATCATGAGCGTTGGTGTCTGCTTGACCCGACAAAAACAATAGTCCACAAGATACGAAGTGGCAGAGCGGAGCCGTGGGGTAGACCACTTGTTCTTGCCGCAATCAATGATATTCTGTATGGTGACTACTTCACAGATACCAAGCGGAATGTACTTGACGAAATAAACAATAGGATTATTTATCAGACATTCCCCGAAGGAAAAGAAAAAGGAAGAACTACTTTAACAGAACCACAGCAGAGAGCGCAACATACAAAAGTTAAAGAAGCTGTTGTGAAAAAGAATAATCGTGGCGGTATCTCGTTTTTCTCTGTTGCCGCAGGAACAAAGATACAGGCGATTGATGCGAGTAATACAGAAATCTTTGACAGTAAAAATGAAGCAGATCTTGGTGATAAGATAGCAAAAGATTTAGGTATTGCATCTTCGCTTCTTAATGGCTCTGGTAGTGGAAACTATTCTTCTCAGGTAAACAACCTTCAGCTTTTAAGTTCTCAAATTTTTCAATGGATAGATCAGATTGAGGAAGAACTTAATAAAGTTATAAACATAAATATTATCAAAGATAAAAAGAACCGTGTTGAATGTAAATACATTCATACAACTTATGTAAACCAGAAAGAAATGGTTGGATTTGCAAAAGACTTGTATTTACAGGGTAAAGGTTCACTATCTCTTTGGGCGAGTGCTGCCGGAATATCACCGGATGTTTTCTTTGCCATGCTTGATCAGGAATTTGAAGATGATATTGAAAATAAATATCCAGTACACAAAACAAGTTTCACAATGAGTTCAGATGAAAAACAAACTGGCAGACCAACAGACGATGATAGCAACAATTATAGTACGCTACAAACAAAAGCGAACAACACAAATAATGTGCCTGCACCAAGTACTCAATAAAATGACAATTTCATTTACCATCTTAATATAACAAGAGGGCGGTTTTTACTGTCCTCTTTTTTATATACAAACATTCAATAGGGGGAAACTGAAATGAAATGTTTTGAACTATTTAGCCAGAACGGACGAAGGCATTTCAGGCTTATTCTCCATGAAATCTATCCTGATTCGTGCGTAGATGAATCTAATGGCGTCGGAACGCAGTATAACGAAAACGGTATCACATGGATTCGTGAATACTGCGAAGCGGCTTTACCTTCTATACAGGGTATGAGTTTACGATGCGAATTTCTTGACGAAGAAAGGACTTCTCTGCATGGTCATGGAGAAACTGGTACTAAAGACAATCTTCCCATTTTTGAAGATGCAACAATGATCGGTTACTTCGAGCGCGGATATATTGAAGATATTGAAACCGAAGAAGGAACAAAAACATTTTGTATCGGGGAAGGTACTATTGACGGATTATGTTATAGCAATTTCACAGAGAAATTAGATAACGACATTAAGAACGGCGACGCGCCATTTGGTAGTGTCGAGATCCTAAAGACTGGTGATAATCCTTCTATCATATATAAATACGGATATAAGGAAACAGGACGTATCCCTATGATATTTGAATATTCCGGATATGCTTTGCTAAACGTAAGACCTGCTGACAAAACAGCAAAAATTTTAGAATTAAATAACTCTAATCAGGAGGAAATAACTATGGGTGAGAACGAAATTAAAGCAATCGTGGCTCAGACAGTTGCCGAAATGAACGCTTCTGCGGACGAAATCAACAAGATTAAGGCTGACTATGAGAATGAGATTTCTAATCTGAAAGGAATTATCTCAGAGAACGAACGTTGCACAGAGGAACTAAACAGCCGTATTGCTGAACTGGAATCAAAGATTACTGCGCTGACAGAGGCGAATGATGCTCTGACCGCTGACAAAGAGGCTGCGGTTAGCGAAGTGAACCAGATTAAAGAACAGCTTGAAACTGCTCAGAAGGAACAGAGAATTGCTGAACTGAATTCTGCGATCAATGGATTCACCGATGAACAGCGTGAGTATGCGAAGGATGCTATTGAAGCGTTTAATGAAAATCCTCTAACAAGCGAAATCAATTCTGTTGTTCAGATTATCGAAGCCGGAATCGGAAGGAAGTATTTAGATCAGGTTAAGGCCGAATCAGAGCAAGAAGATGATATTGTCGAGGATATTTTCTCTGAAATCAACCAGAAGAACGGCGCAGAGGATGATGTTGACATCTTCTAATTATATTGGGAGGTAAGGTGCTATGACTTTTTCTAACTTACACAGCATCGTTGAATTAGACCAGATACATTTTGTAAACAATGCAATGGTATTTCTATTACCTCTCGCGTTGATGGGATTTGATATTCTTACCGGACTTGCGAAAGCGTGGAACTTCGAGGATTTCAAGTCAAAGAAAATGCGTTCAGGTCTGACTAAAAAAATTGGCGAGATTGCCATTCTTGTTATTGGTGAACTGTTCCAGTATTCATTAGGCCTGTCGACATATATTATGACATGTATTTCTATGTATATCGTATTTATGGAACTTATGTCGAACGTTGAAAATCTGAATGCGATTGGCGTTCCGTTACCTGCGTTCCTTACTAAAGTTTTACGTCAGGTTGATGATAGTTTACAGAAAGATGACATAAAGGAAATCGCAGAAAAACTTGAACAGTTAAAAACTGGTGAATGATATGAGTTATACAAATAGTTCTTTAGCAACTTATAAGAAATTAAGTCCTAACCACTCAGGGCAAAGAACGCACAGCATTGATAGGATTTCACCGCATTGTGTTGTCGGACAATTATCAGTTGAAAGCCTTGGCGGTATATTTGCAAAGTCATCATATCAGGCATCTTCTAACTATGGAATTGGAACCGATGGAAGAATTGCTTTATATGTTGAAGAAAAGAATCGAAGCTGGTGTACGTCAAGTAATGAAAACGACCAACGTGCGGTAACTATCGAATGTGCTTCAGATACAAAAACGCCATACTGGATGAACGACAAAGTATACTCTTCTTTAATCAAATTATGTATTGACATTTGTAAAAGAAATGGGAAGAAGAAACTGATCTGGTTTAATGATAAGAATAAATCTTTAAGTTATAAACCAAAATCAGACGAAATGATAATCACTGTACACAGGTGGTTCGCAAACAAATCGTGTCCGGGCGAGTGGTTATACAGTCGTTTAGGTGATGTAGCAAATAAAGTTACATCTGCACTTAACGAATCTAATACAGAAACAGAACAAACAGAGGATAAGAAAGAAACCACAGAAAAACCAGTAGAACAGATTGATAATATAGATGATCCCGAAAAGGTTATATGGAACTTTCTAATTAGCAAAGGGTTAAACGAATATGCCGTTGCCGGACTTATGGGAAATCTTAAAGCCGAGAGCAATTTAAGATCGACTAATCTTCAAAACTCTTTTGAAAGGAAACTTGGCTATTCAGATGAATCATATACAAAAGCTGTTGACAGTGGAAAGTATAAAAATTTCGTTCATGATAGCGCAGGATATGGATTGGCACAATGGACATATTACACAAGAAAACAAAAATTGATTGACTATGCTAAATCTTGTAATAAGTCTATTGGTGATCTTTTGATGCAGTTAGAATTTTTATGGAAAGAAATTCAGGGTTATACATCTGTAATGTCTACGCTGAAAAATGCCAAAAGCATTTATGAAGCATCTACTGCGGTTTTAACTGGTTATGAAAAACCTGCCGACCAAGGAAGCTCAGTAAAGACAAGGCGTGCTGAACTTGGAAAGCAGATTTATAATAATCAAAAAAAGTCAAAGGATGAATCTCCTGTTTATTCTAAAGAAAATAAATACTCTGTGCAGGCTGGCGCATTTTCAAGTAAAACAAATGCACATAAACGAGCCAAGGCAATAAAGAGTAAATCAATCAATGCTTCTGTTGTGTTTGAAAATAATCTATACAAAGTTGTAACAGACTCTTATGCAACAAGAGAAGAAGCACAAAACATAATTGCCAAGCTGGACAGCTATGGTATTAAAGCTGTTTTAAGGTAGGAGTAATGATATGGCTAATGCACTTATTTATAAAGTACAAACAGGTGCATTTGCATTAAAGAAAAACGCAGAAAAACAATCTGCAAGAATTATAGAGAAAACCGGGTTTAAGCCTATTATTAAAAAAGAAGGGGTTCTTTATAAGGTTCAGTGTGGTGCTTTTTCAAAACTTTCTAATGCGAATGCGCGAAAAGGTGCTTTGATTAAAGCTGGTTTTTCAGCGAGAATTATTGCGGTTGATACCAATGCAAATGTCACTCTTATTGACGAAACCCCAAAGGAAATATCAGAGGAAACAAAGATAAGGGTTTGGGCTGTTCACTTCTTTGATGAAGACGAAAGTCAGTATGGAGATTGTACGGCAATCATTGAATACAATAGTGACGGAAAAATCATTCATTGTATTCTTATCGACACCGCAAAATCAACTTCTACTGCTGTTAAGAAATTAAAATTAGCAGGAGTTACTACTATTGACGCTATAGTTATTAGTCATGCACACGGAGACCATTATGGTGGACTGACTAACTTTTTAAAATACTTTTCTGTAAAATCTCTTTATTTGCCGGATACTACAGAACTTGACAAGTATCAAAAATCTTATGGCAATGCTTTAAGGAATCAGGAAAAGAAAGCAAAGAAAAAGAATATCTATTGTGAATATCTAAAAGCGGGAAAAGGATTTGCTGTCGGTGATAACATTCGCTGTGATTGCATCTGGCAGATGCCTGCGTCTGCTGTTTCTGAACATGACAATCATCATTTTGTAAACAATGAGTCTATCGTACTTGTATTTACTATAAATGATACGTGGAAATTCCATACGGCAGGTGACTTACAGAATCCTGGGAATAATGCTTTGATTAAAGCTATTCCAAACTTAAAAGCTGATATCTTCAAATGTCAATGGCACGGTGATGCAAACGCAACCAATGAGAGAATTGCCAAAGCTATTTCTCCCAAGGTTGCATTTTCCAACTATCATCATAAAGAAGGATCTGGTCGTGGGACAACAAGAAAAAGACTTGAAGCTACAGGGACTTACTTTATGCGCAATGCCGAGGATGGAGATATTTACATGGACATTGAAGGTAACACAATGACGGTTACATGTTCTAAAAATAAGAGCAAAAAGGTGTTCACAAAATGATTGATTATAAAGTAATGCTTTCGACAAAAGCTGATTCACTTCCAATGGTATCTTCAAAGTGTTATTTGGCTATTGAACCAGAGGATTATTCAAAAGAAGAAATAGCGAAGCTAAAAAGAAAAGGTTATACACTTCTTGGATATATTTCTCTTGGTTCTGTATCCGATGAAAGAGGATACTACAAAAAGCTAAAACCGTATACTCTCAAACAACTTGAAGATTGGGAGCATGAAAAATATCTTGATGTTCGTAAAGATGCTGTCAAGGATTGGGCTAAAAAGCGTGCCAGAGAAATAATTGCCATGGGCTTTGATGGCTTATGGGTTGATAATCTCGATGTATATGAGTATTACAAATCGCCAGAATTGTTTAATGCTATCGTAGAGGTATTAAATTACTTCAAAACCATTTGTGGATATGTCATGATAAACGGCGGTTCCGTGTTTATTAGTGAACTTGTTAAAAAGAGTAACATACTATATAAAATTCAGCTTGGAGCATTTGGCGTTAAGAAAAACGCAGAGAATCTAAAAGCAAAAGTCCTTAAAAGCGGGTTTAATGCAGTAGTAGTACAAGATGGTATTTATTACAAAGTCCAGATTGGTGCGTTTGCAAACAAAGATAATGCGAATGCAAGGCTCAAACTGGTAAAAAAAGCCGGATTTAACGATGCAATTATTGTTGAGAAAAAAGTAAATTACAACTGTGTTGATGGATATACACAGGAAGAAGTATTTTCTTTGATTACAAGTTATTCAGGCAAGGGAAAGTTTGGCAAACAATCAAGTAAAGATAGTAAATATTACAGAGAAGTTTTAGCTACAGCGAACAAACATAACATAAATACTTTCCTTCTGGAATATACAAGAGATACAGATTTAAAAGAAAAGATTATATCTTACTGTAAAAACAATGGTATCACAGGTTGTTGTGTTTCAGAGGATGTTAATTTATGAGCATAGAGCTTCGTCAGATCTGACAGCTATGCAAATATATATAAAGGGCGTAAAACCGCCCATGAAAAGTAAATGACGCATATGGCGTCTTTTTTTTATATGGAGGAAACATAAAATGATTAAAGTTGAGACTTTAGGGATGCTTGATATTGCAAAGATCAACCCTGTCCTTACATCTTCAAGCGATGTTAAGAATAATGATTTCCTTGTTGATAATGGCATTACTTATGTAATCATGAATGATATTCATGGCGATGACGCTTATAAAGATGCTGTTACAATTAAGGCTGGTGAATATCTAAATGGATATGACGTATCTGCTTGGAACAACCAGAAGCTTGTTATTGATGAAAAGCATATTGCATATGCTTCACAGAAAGATTATAGCGATCTTGTTGTTGAAAACCTTGCCACTTCTACAGATGGAACTATGCTGAAAGTTGCTTCTTCTGGCGGCAAGCTTGAAGTAACTGATACTGCTCCTACTTCTGGTGTTTATTTTGTTGTGACGGATAAGGTTACTCTAACTGAAAAGGCTATTAAGGTTAGAGTTGTCACTGTTGACAAAGATACTGTTAGTGGCTGATAAGAATTAAAATTATTCTGGAGGTAATATAAGATGAATACTACTTACGAATTAAATAACCTTCGTAAAGATTCTGACTACCTAAACAGGGAGATGCGTGCAACTTCTATCGTGTCCGAGGTTTTCTCTGCTATGGTTAAGGGTCAGGAAGTTGGTGCTATTAAAGGGGCTGACAAGGCTGTTAAGTATATTAAGGAACTTGGTGTTCGTGCGGAAAACGGCGACTTTACTGCTGTTGCCGAACTGAATACTCTCCGCAGATTCGTTATCGAGGCTCCGCTTCTTCAGGAGATGAAGATGCTTTCCATCTTCGGTAGTTATCAGGCGGTCGGCTTTGATGAAACTATCGAGCGTGAAGTTTACAAGCATGTTGGCGAGAAGTCTCGCGAACAGGCTGCTGGTGGAGATGTTGTTTTCCCCGCTATTGTTAAAGAAGTTTATCCCGTTCCTACTTTCACCATTTCTGGTGGATATGCTGTGGATTATCGCCGTGTGGCATTAGGTGATATGTCCAAGGAGAACGAAGGAATGGAGCAGGTTAGGATCGACATTCGCAATAAGGCTAACCGTGCTATCATCAAGAAGATTTACACTGCGATTCACAACGCTACCGGTGTAAAGTATGCGTTCGAGAATGCCGGTCTTACAAAGGCTGGTGTTGATGGTGTTCTTACAAAGATTCGTCGTTATGGTCGCCCTACTGTTATTGGAGACTACGCTATTCTGTCTCAGTTCATTCCTTGGGCTGGGTATGTAGGTTCTATCAATTCTACTACTATTACAGGTATTTCCGAGGCTCAGATGAATGAGATTGCTCAGAATGGTCTGCTTGGCATGTACAACGGTGCTGTTCTTGCTGAGATTGATAACCCTTACGACGAGACTACCCTGAATGCTGCTGGTACTGATTTCGAGACTATGCTTCCTACTGGTCTTGGTTTCATCATTCCCACTGGTGCGCAGTCTCCTGTTGCTACTTATACCCGTGGCGGTCTAACCTCCTTCACTGGAAATAATGTGAAGAATGGAAGAATCGAAACCAGGTTTGATCTATGTGTTGGTGTCGATATTGCCAAAGATCAAGAGTATAAACTTGGTATGTTCTATGACACGAACCTTAATGGCTTAAACTAAGAAGTATATTTACAAGTTTGCGAGATAATTACTTGCCACTTGGGATTGTGGAGAGTCGTATATAATACGGCTCTCCTTTCTTAATAGGATGGTAAGTTCATGTCAAGAAAATACACTCATGAAGAATTTGTTTCAGAAGTTTCTAAAAAGCATTCGCACATCAAAGTAATTGGTAGATATAAAGGCAAGAGAAGCAAAATAAAACTTCATTGCGATATTCACGATTATGATTTTGAAATAAACGCCGACTCGGTGTTAAAGTCTGTACATGGATGTAAATATTGCGCTATAGATTATGTATCTAATTGTGTTAAAAAGACAAATGAAAAGTTTTTAGAAAAAGTCAGCAATAATTTAAATGATAATGTCGTTATATTGGGCGATTATACTGGCTCTCATTCAAAAATAAAATGCAAATGCAAAAATTGTGGGAACATTTGGTATGCTTTCCCAGACGCTCTATATCATGGTAACGGTTGTAAAAAATGTGCAATGAAATATGTCCAAAATTATAGGATAAAATCTCATGAACAATTTTTAAGAGAATTTAAAGAACGTAACGTTAATTATAGAGTGATTGAAATACTAAGCACTTATGTTAAAGATGATAAACCGATTATGTGTAAATGTAAAGTCTGTGGACACGTATGGTCTCCAAATGCACATAGTTTGATTGAGAAACGTAGTCCTTCCGGATGCCCTTTATGTAATACGTCGAAGGGCGAAAGAAAGATAATAAATTATCTTGAAGATAATAATGTTCGTTTTGAGTGGCAAAAATCATATGTCGATTTAGTTGGGCTTGGTGGAGGATTACTTTCTTACGATTTCTATATTCCAGAAAGAAATTTATTGATTGAGTATCAAGGAGAATTTCATGATGGTTCTGTTCCACATCAATCTTCTGCACAATTAAAATATCAAAAAGGACATGATAAACGAAAACGTAAATATGCTGAATCACACAGTATAGAACTTCTTGAAATATGGTATAGCGATTTTAATAACATAGAACAAATTCTTAAAGAAATACTCGCAGCTTAAAAAAATAAGGAGACAAATATGGAAAACAATAAATACTTTTATTGTTACTCTCTAAGACTATTCCATTATTTGTGCGCTTTTAACGAAAGGTGTTCTGATTCTGAAATCAATAAGAATACAAAAAACCGTTATTGGGTTTTCAAGAAATCAGATCGTTTAGATAAACTTATTACCCAATACAACAAAACAAAACATATGATATAAATAGTTGAAAACACATTTGAAAAATAGTTGAAATGAGGTATTCAGTATGGGAAAAACTGTAAATAGTAAAAACGAACAGCAGAGCGTGAAGGATGAACACGAAAATGACATTCCTACTCCTGTTGTTGAAGAAGAATATGTTCCTTTAAATCTTGAACAGCAGGTTACTGTGCGTAGTATCGCCGGTTGGACAACTGGCTTTTCACGCCTTATAACAGTAGGTGACGTATCTATTCCGCTTCGTGGCGCAATCAGGCTTTCACGAAATGAGATTATTTCACAAGTTCATGCCGGAAATGCTTTACTTGCCGGAGTTGACGGTAAAGGAAATCACGCAACTTTAATCATTGAAGATGATGCGACGCTTAAAGAATTAGGTTTCGAGGAGGCTATTCAATTCAGTGATAAAGCTGTTAAAAAGGTATTTGGTATTAGCGATCAGAGTGCTTTTGAAGATAGCCTAAAAGAAACAATCGTCACTCGCGCCGAAAAGTATGCGCTTATGGTTTCAATTGTTAAGCAGAAACTAAATGACTATAGCAAAATTCGTTTCTGTGAAGAATATACTGGCTATAAATTACAGAATGTAGCAAAGGACGAAAAGAATTCTCTATAAGAGGATAATCAAATGGGAACAGGTGCAAACGAAGTTTTTGACAGTTTTGACAGTTCTTTTCGTGATAAAGAAGTAATTCCAGATGGTTTAAAAAAAGTATGGCTTAAAAAGGCAATTGCACGATATTCTATTGAATTATCTCCTATTGAGTTTGACGAAGAAACAATGTCTTTTGCAGAGCAAATAGATCGTATTATCGTTGATACTCTTGCCGCATATATGAAACAATACTATCAGGAAAGAGAAGTATCAAAAGTAAACAAACGCGTATCCATTGTCGGAAAAGATTTATCTATTGATGGTGGCGGTCATTCTAAAACAGCCGCCAGAAACGAACTTGAATATGACGCTTCTAAGTCCGACTATATGGCATTTATTCAAAAGTCAACGGCATATATCTAAGGTGGTGATAACATGGCTACAGAGTGGTATTTATTAAAATCACCTTATTCACAGACAAGTGGATTTGAAGATGAAGTCCTCGATTTTTCAGACGATGCTTTTCTCGAAGCGTTAGATACCGGCATTGGGATAGATGTTGATTATTGCAATCCTGATCTTTCCGTCTGTGCGCCTATTCGTGCGATTGTTCAGAAAAATGTTCAAGATACAAAACTCCAAACATTTACCAGACATTTATTAACACCTATTGGCACATGTAAGGCGGGTAATTATATTAAATATAAAAACCGTTATTGGCTAATTGCCGGATTAGTAGATGATAATAACATGTATGAAAAAGCTGTGTTGCAGTTATGCAACTGGAAACTTACATGGGTAGATGATAATGGTAATGTCATCGAAAGATGGGCTAATGTACAGTCTGCATCACAATATAATAACGGTCAGAGAAATAACCGTTTTTATACACTTCGTACAGACCAGCTTTTAATTTGTTTGCCAGATGATGATGATAGTTTGCTTTTAGATGAAGGTAAACGATTTATTATTGACAGGCGAACAGAAGTCTATAGCAAAACAATAGATAGTAATGTTACATCTTCGACAAAACATAAGTTGATTGTCTATCAGGTTACAAGAAATGACAGCGTTGAATATAACTATATAGATAGCGGTCATAATGAAGTCCTTGTAACACAAGACGAACAAAACGAGAATGACGGATATTATGTCATTGACGGAAAAGGATATTGGATTTGCAAAGAAGGGAAACACACTTCTATTGATAATATTCCAAAAAATCCAATAGAATCAATTTCTGCTACGGCTGAGATTATCAGTGATGATAATAAATTATATGTTGGTTTAGGAGCATCTGAATTTACTGCCATTTTCTATGATGAAAACGGGCAAGTGATTGATAAAACGCCTGAGTGGAATATTGTCTGTAATTTTTCTGACAAGTTAGAAGTAGACTACATAAATAATACGATTTGTATTTCTACAAATGATACTTCCATACTTAATAAATCATTTGAACTATCTTTACTTAATGATGGTGACTGTTCAATGACTGTTAATGTTGTTGGATTGATTTAATAAAAGAGAAGAAAATGGCAGTTAAAAAAAAGAAAACAACAAAAGAAGTTGGGGAATTCAAAATCAATATAAACAATGCTTTATTGAAAAGTTCCGAAATCCGCAAGATGGTTTTAGACACTACAGGAGAAACGATTGATAAGGAGACTCTTAAACTTTTCAAAGAACATGTCATGAGCCATTTGTTTATAGATGACACGATTAAAGATAAATCAACATATATTTTCTATGATGTTGTTGTCCCAGGCTTTAGAACACATACAAAAAATGTTCATGTAATAGTGTATGCTATTTGCCATCGTGATATTTTAGAAAAATACGAAAGCGAGTCTTATTGCGGGAATAGAGCGGATATTCTTTCACAGATGATCGAAGATGTGCTTCTTGATGAATCTGTTGTGAATGAATTTGGTATAGGCAATATCGAACTGATTGATCTTGATATATATAACTCCGTAACATTCTATGGACGCATTATGACATTTGAAGTTCACAACTTTAGATGAGGCTTGATTACTTTACACTGTTATGTGATAAACCAATAAATATTTCCATCGGGCGATTAAAAGCCCCGACATTAGATGATATTGGTAATATAACATTTACTGTATTTGGCAAATATACAGTATATCTAAAACTTACTCCAAGTGAGTATTATAAAACAATCAATAAAGAACAGAAGGAATTATTTTGGGATTATCTCACAGAAGAACAGCAGGATGGTTTTTCGTTATACGATTTGATTCTTGTTGAAGATGATGTTAGAGATACATTCGTTGAAATATTTAATTTCTTCTTTATCGAAAAGATTATCTTTCGGGATAATCTTTTTTATATTGTCAATGTGGATAAAGAATCGCCAGACGATTTAGAACTCACGGTTGACAACGTTATAGGAGTTATCAATCCTGCAAACATTCTCGATGTGGTTGATCTTATTCAGCAGATATGTTGTCTTAAAAGTGATGACCCACTCGATGAAGTAAAGCCTAAGTTTAAAAACAAAAAGGCTGAAATGCTATATCAAAGAATGCTTAAAGCGAAGCAGGAGCAGGAAGAACAAGCGGCTAAAAAGAATTCAGTCAACATGCAGCTTGCAAATATTATTTCTGCTACGGCGGCAAAAACACCAGGATTAAATATCATAAACATCTGGCAATTAACAATATTTCAGCTTTATGACCAATTCGGAAAAATTCAGAATGATGATATTCATTATATGAATAGTGTTCGTGTTGCCGTATGGGGAGATGAAAATAAACAATTCGACCCGTCGCTTTGGTATAAAAATAACTACAACAAAGAAAGAAAGAACGACTTAATTTAAGTCATATTAGGAGGAAACAATTATGCCTGATCTTAATAGAGCCAATCGTCAAGCGTGTGACGTTGATATTCGTGACTATAAGACAAAAGCACCTTTTCTGTTTTTAGATACTGCGAATACTACTACTGCCGGGCTTTCTAATGATAGTGTTTGGGCGAACAAGAAGGGTACTCGCGCTATCTCTTTCCAGAATCCGATTGAAGGAACTCTAACTGTCGAATGCCAGGTGTATCCTTTTAAGCTGTTTGCGCTTTTCAGCGATAATACAATTGAAAGCACAGCGACGTTTGCTGTCCATAAGAAAATCAAATGTACTACTGCTGGCGAACTAAGTATTGCCGACGCTGTTGCTGGCACTGTGTTCGTTTATGCTGTTGGTGACTATGGCGGGACTGCTATTGCTGGTTCATATGCTTCTGGTATATTCACACCTGCAACTGCCGGAGATATTGCGGTTAACACCGAATATGAAGTTGGTTATCTCGTGACTAAATCAACTGGCGTGCAGAAGGTTTCGTTCAACAACAAGAAAACACCCAAGGACTGCTTTATTACTTATAGCACTTTAGACAAGGATGAAGAAGGTACATTAACACCTTTCATCGTTACTGCTTATAAAGCGTCTATCCAGAGGAACTTTGAACTCTCCTTCTCTTCTGAGGGTGATCCTGTTTCAATTACACTAACATTCGATCTTTCCGAAGATAAGAATGGTGATGTTATGGATATTATCGAGGATGCTTCAGAACTGTCATAAGTTATGAGAGCAAACGAGGTGTCGTATGATTAAAGAATGTCAAGTTATTTTAAATAATGAAGCGGTTTCTGTTGTCAAGTTTGATGACGTAGAAGTTCAGATTCCTTCCGTTGGCAAGGATACAAAAACCGTATGTATCAAATTCGACAATGGGAAGTATTCTGTTGTCGATCATACGGAGTCTGAATATGAAGAAGAAATTCTCACAGAATCCGCAGAAGTAAAAGAACCTGCGGAGGCAGAAAATAAAAAGGAAACAATCAAAATGAAGAAACGCATAAATGCGAATGAGCAATAAGATTGTATTGAGTTTATAAATTTAGAGGGGTAATACTTTACAATCTGTATTGTATTACCCCTTATTTTTTTGCGAAAGAGGAAGAACAAATGATAAAGAAAATGATAGATTTTGATTCATTAGAAGAAGCTATTGGATGTTATGGCAGAGAGAATCTTGTTGCCATTGATAATTTGAAACAGGCAATCTTTTATATTAAATGCGGCTGCCAACCACGTTTTGTATGGGAAAAAGAGAACTACCCAGGGAAAGTTTCATTTTGGTTTTTAAAGACTGAAACTGCATTCATTTACAAAAAGTGGAAAGATAGCTGCCAGAATAAAAAATAATGGCTAAAAATGTAGGAAAAATGTTCGAGCAGGATTTTTCAAAATCCGCTCCTATATATGTAGGAATTTTACGGATACCGGACGCAGCGCAGTCATTCGGGCATAGCACATATTTAAGATTCAGTAAAAAGAATCCATTTGATTATCTTATGTGGAATCCGAAATCATATACATTATATGCGTTAGAACTTAAAACGGTAAAAGGGAAGTCAATATCTTTTGAGAGAAGCAAAGAAGATAACGGAGAAATACATTTACACCAGATAGATGGTTTAGATAACTTCAATAAAGTTGGTCAGTGTATCTGCGGATTCATTATAGAGTTTAGAGAATTAGAAACAACAATCTTTTTACAAATAGATGAATTTATAAAACTGCGCGATACTATAACAAAGAAAAGTTTTACATTAGCCGATTTAGATACTAATGGCATAAATTATATTGTTATTCCGCAGACATTGATTAAGACACATTACAGATATGATGTAGAGAGTTTTCTAATCGAAACAGGTTTACATTATATGGATAAGGAGAAAAAGGATGATATATAATGACAAACTTAGTATTGCAGAATACATCGAAACAGTGAATGAAATTGTGAGCAATTACTTTAATGACGAAACCGGAGAATACTATCCGCAGTTTGGAAATCTATACACTGTGTATTTATTCTTTATGAACTGCGTTGAATCCGAAGAAGGTGACGTTGTTACAAAAGAATCTGTTTCAACCGTAGACGAAGATGGTAACAAAAATATCAACTTCACTGAACTCCAAAAACTATTCGATGATCCTGTATTTATAAAAAAATACAATGAAGCAATCAATAAGAATTGCAATTTCGCTTTAGACTTCTGCTCTGCCAGATGGGATGCATTGAAGATTATTGACAGTAAACTTTCAAACGCAAATGCTTTTGCTATTGCTATTTCGTCTGCACTGAAAACTGTGTTAGATGCTTTTCGTGATAGTTTTTCTGATGAAAGCATTAAAACTATGGCAGACATTGCACAACAGATAAAAGATGGAAAACTGTCCGAACAGGCAATTGTTGAAGCATATGAAAAGTCAGATCGTTTTACCGCAAAGACAAAAGAAGTTGAAGATGAAAAAATAATTCGTCTACCGGAAAGAAGGGTTGAAGAATAATGGATGCAAGAAGTATGGGTGAACTCGAACAAATGCTTAGACAACAGATGTTAAAAGCAATGAATATTGTTCAGGCGCAGGCGTTAGCAGATATGTATGATGAAGTTGGTAATTTCTATACCGTAGGAAATCCGACTATATATAAGCGAACCGGCACACTTGGTAGTTCTCCGAGAACTACTACTCCTTACTTAATGGGTAATACCGTTGGATTTCAAGCATATCTTGAACCTGGTTCATATACAGTTCCAAACCCTGATTTCACAAGCAGAGGATATGCAAGTTACTTTTCGCCAATGCAAGTATTAAACGCTGCTGAATATCATTTTGCGAATGTTCGTGGTCGCCCAGGATTCTGGAATAGATCACAACAGAAATTTGAAAAAGATTTGCGTAATACAATGTCAAGTTTCTTTAAATAAAAGAGGTAATTAATATGGGAAGTAAATTATATAGGGTTCAGGTTGGTGCTTTTAAAAGCAAAGAGAATGCCATGGCGAAGGTGAAAATGTTAGATGATGCTGGGTTCGGTTCAATTATTATTGAAACAGACGGATTGTACAAAGTACAGGTGGGATCATTTTCTATTAAAGAGAATGCAGATAAGAAACTTTCATCTTTAATCAAGGCAGGATTCAAAGATGCTTTTATTTCTGTGTATACTGTGAAGCTAAAAGGCGAACTTACAAAACCGAAAGAGATCCCTGGCTATCAAAAAGTAATTAGCGAACTTGGAAAATACTTAGATAGTAAATCTGCAAGAAAAGATGTTATCAATAATTTCAATGAGTATGCTAAACACGTCGGCAAGATTCGTCTACGCACTAACGAAGATTCACTTTGCTCTGAAACTGTTATTTCTGCTTTTTGGAAAGCTGGTTTAATTGATTTAATCGGTAAAGGATGTACTGATTGCAGCAGCCTTAAAAGCAATGCTAAGAAGTTAGGTATTTGGCATAGCGGCAGTTCAGGAATTAAAGCAGGCGATATTGTGCTTTATGGTAAAGAAACGCCTAATCATACAGAATTTGCCATTGACAGAACGTATAACATTTCCGGTCAGTATAAAGATGGTAGAGTACATAAACGGAAAAGGTACGGTCGGTCAATCCACGGATATATCAGACCTAAATATTCATAAAGGGGGTAATTTAAATGGCAGCGAAACAACCGAAAAAAAGTGAAGGGAGAAGCACTGTCTATAACGATATTACTTCTCCCGAAAAAATGAAACAGGTCAATCCAGACAACATACAACTCGAAAAGGATTTTTTAGATTATCTTATTTCGATTGATAGGGCAAAGTCTACCATTTATCAGTATGAGCATAACTTGCATATCTTTTGGGTATGGAATTTAGATAATAACAAAAATAAATTCTTTACAGAAATGAAAAAGAGAGAGTTTTCTAAATTCCAGAGTTATGCAATCAACGAATGGGGCTGGTCGCCAAAACGTGTGCGGACTGTTAAAGCCACAATATCATCATTAAGTAATTATATCGAAAATATTCTTGATGATGAATATGAGGGTTATAAACCTATTGTCAGGAAGATTGAATCTCCTGCGGATGAAGCAGTTCGTACTAAATCAATTTTTACATTAAATGATTTGCAACTTCTTTTAGATCAACTAATTGAAGATGGCGAATACATGAAAGCGTGCGCATTATCTATGACGATGAACAACGGAAGGCGCAAAGCGGAAATCCCAAGGTTTAAAGTACATTACTTTGATTCAGCAAACCTTATTTGTGATGGTGCGCTTTACAAGTCGCCGGAAAAGATCGTTACAAAAGGACGCGGCACGCGAGGGAAACTATTAGATGTTTATACGCTTGCAAAACCTTTTAAGCCTTATTTTGATTTATGGATGGAAGAAAGAAAAAGGTTGAAAATCAAAAGTGAATGGCTTTTCCCAAAGTATGAAAATGGCAAATGGCGCGATAGCCCCATTGACATTTCTACTCTGGATTCGTGGAGTCGGTCTTTTTCAAAGTTAATGAAACGTCCATTTTATTGGCATAGTTTAAGACATTATTTCACAACTAAATTAGCTGAATCAAATCTGCCAGATAGTGTTATTCAGGATATTATCGGGTGGAAAAGTACCGACATGGTACGGATATATGATGACACATCTTCTGATGCGAAGTTAGACAAATACTTTGGCGCAGAAGGAATTAAAGACGTGAAGCAAGCGTCGCTAAAGGAATTATAAAGTGTTTACTAAAATCGCCCAATAGACATGGCGATTTTTTTAATGCTTCATAGGAGGAAAATGCATGGACTTTAGGGCGATTATACTTGCTGAACTTGATACTGCAAATGCGCAAAGTCAGTTAAATAGTTTTATAAGTCAGGCGCAGGGAACACCAATACAGATTCCGGTTAATCTAAATAACATGGGGCAACAGGGATCGCAGGCTGGTGCTTCTTTCGCAAACTCATTTAATAATGCTTTTAACGGTGGTATGAAGGTTGGCAAAAATGCCACTGTTACCTTTAATAACATAACAAGAAATATCCAACGTCAGCAAAGGCAATGGACTGCATCAATCAATAGCGCAAAGATTAACACATTTGATAATCAAATAACAGCATGGGCGAGAAATAATTCTAAAGCTATAAATGCTGTTATGCGTGATGGTTCGCAAACTTACGGTCAGGCAATGTCAGATTATCATAGGCAGATTAATGATCTAATGTCTGACATAAACGCAAATGGCGGTGTAATTACACAAGGGCATCAAAGTACGTTTAATAGTATTAGAGATGGTTTCCGTGAATTACAGTCAGAAGCAAGAGCAACTGGGAACGTAGGGAAAACATTTGGCGAACAGTTTACATCTGCTTTTGGTAATATTGCAAAATTTGCGGCATCGTATATTGGGATCCGACAAGTTTTTAATACTATTCAAGATGGAATTAAAACTGTAAACGAACTTGATGATGCACTTGTTGATTTACAAAAAACATCAACCGCAACGCCACAGCAGTTGAATAGCTTTTATAAAGAAGCGAATGATATTGCGAAACAGTACGGAACAAGTACGAGACAAGTTATCCAGGGGGCTGCGGATTGGTCGAGGCTTGGATATAACCTGGAAGATAGTAAAACCATGTCTAAACTATCTTCACAGTTTGCGGCGATTTCACCGGGAATGGATGTAGAGCAATCAACATCATCACTCGTTTCAACGATGAAGGCTTTTGGTATTGAAACGAATGACGTGCTTGATGGAATCATGAGCAAGGTAAATATTGTAGGTAAATTTGTTGCCTAAACATATGGTAACATATGGAGTTTTACTCAGTAGACAACTATATCGGTTAAAAACCAGAGATGGTTGAGACCGAGGAAAGATACTATGTTTATATTTTCTCTTTTAAGAGGAGTTTATATTAAAAGAGAAAACTTAGTTGGAAGAAAGTTTGGGAAATTAACAGTAACGGAGATGTTGTACAATTATAAAGGAAGCGGAAGAACCAAGTGTTTATGTTTATGTGATTGCGGCAATACATGTATTAGAACAGCATATTCATTAAAAAAATGCGAACTTTCATCGTGCGGGTGTGATAGGAAAGAACGTGCAAAGAAAGTATTTGGCAAAGATATAAATGGTAAACGTTTTGGACGATTAGTTGTTTTAGAAACATTTTGGGAACTAAACCCGATAAAAGTAAAATGTAAATGCGATTGTGGTAATGTTGTCATTCTTAGGAAAGGTGATGTGCAGAAAATGCACACACAATCTTGTGGATGTTTACAAAAGGAGAATACTTCCAAAGCGAATGATGTAGATCATACAAATAAAGTATCTGACTATGGTATAAAAATCATTTCTAAAAGTCATAAAAACAATTTAGATCAATGGTTATGGAAGTGCAAATGTGGATATTGTGGTAAAACATTTACAGATATTCCTGCGCGTATTTTAGGAAACCATGTACGATCTTGTGGCTGTCTAAAAACGTCTTTGAATGAATTGTTTATTAAATCAATACTTGATGAACATAACATAAAATATAAAACACAATATACATTTCCAGATTGTAAAGGATATACAAATTATCCATTATATTTTGATTTCGCAATCTTTAATAATGATAACTTATTATGCCTCATAGAGTTTGATGGGCAACAACATTTCTTCCCAAATGATTTATTCGGTGGAAAAGAAGAATTTGTTAAGACAAAAGAAAGAGATGAAATGAAAAATAAATATTGCAAAGATAATAATATAAAATTATATCGTTTCCCATATACGATAAATAATATAGAATTAAAAAAGAAAATAATAAACATAGTAAATCCGTAGAGACTGCCAGATATATATGGTAACATATATGTTTAAGTTGTCCACCCTAATTGGGCGTAATATACAGTCCGAACTCTCTTATGAGACTTTCATGTAAATACATGGTCGCCACGATATAATCAAAACAAATAAAACGTGGGAGGTAGCCAGAAATGACTACCCGCCATAGAAATATGGTCAGTAGGCATAAGCCGAAAGTAACAGACTGAACTCATTTGCCTTGTCGAACGCAGATGTTATGACCGCTCTCAAAAATTCTTCTGCTTCAATGGCGGCTGCAAATTCAACCTTTGAAGAAACAGTTGCGTTAATTACAGCGGCGCAGGAAATCACGCAAGATAGTTCTAAGGTGGGTAATGCTTTAAGAACAATAAGCATGAGATTACGCGGCATGAATGAAGAGACTGAGGAACTTGATGGCGAACTCGTAACAATTGCCGGTGATGTAAACGAATTAACCAACGGGAAAGTGTCTATCATGCTCGATCCAGATACTTTCAAATCTCCGTATGAAATATTAAAAGAAATTTCGCATGTGTGGGATGAATTAACCGATAAACAACAAGCTAATCTTGCCGAAAAATTATTCGGCAAAAACAGAGCTTCAATCGGTATGGCTATCATAGCCAATTTCTCACAAGCAGAAGCCGCCATGGACAAAATGGCAAATTCTGCCGGTGCTGCCGACAAAGAGATGGAGATCATCACCAATTCAATCTCATACAAACTTAATGCACTAAAAGAAACCGGAACGGGTATATTCCAGAATCTATTTCAGCGCGATGACATGGGCGCAATAATAGATGGACTAACATCTGTTCTCAGCGTCATTGACGCATTCACAGATAAATTCGGCTTATTAGGTACTGTCCTCGTCGGCGGCGGTATCGCATTAGGCATAATGAACGTGGCTTAACCCAAAAGCGCGGGTAAATAGCAGAGGTCGGCATAGTCAAGAACATACCAAAATGGCGGTATGAACAAGTCTATGGGTGAGCGTTCTAAAACAAATCACACAAAGAGGTAAATGCTGGGAAACTGGTTAAACCAATCATGCTACAACGTAGCCGGAAACGGCAGGCGTGAATGCTACGAAAGTAGAAAAAAATGATTGGCTGGCATAAGGTGATAGTAAGCCTAAGTGTCATGCGGCTTTTCGCAGATAGGATAACATCAGCAGGACGGGATTATTGATAGTCCAATCCTCAGAGACTACCCACTCTTTAAGTTGTTGCCGCCTTAGTGTAACAGCTTTTAATGTATAGTCCAAATGTAGAAACTTGCCTTCTTAATATGGTGCGCACAATATCTGCGTTGGCAAGATGATATTACCTGCGGTTTAATGGCTCCCAACGCCAACCGCAATTACCACAACGATTCACTGTTTTATTCGCACCAATGAAACCGGTAAAAACAGAAAACCCTCTTTTATCAGTTGTAACAGACGTTGAAAAACAGTGCGGACAAATAATCGGATTTCCACCATTAGTAACACTTTTAATTTTGTTATTTACATTATTATATTCATGTAACTTAGAAGGTGTGAATTCTATTATACATCCAACAGCTTCAAATTGCTTTGAAACAAAATCTAATGATTCGGACGTAATTCCGTCGATCAAATCACTTGGGAATGATTCGGTCAGCTTGATAGCGTTTTCAAGCTGGACATGGTAGAAGTCTTTGAGAATCTTTAGTGTTTCACGTCTGTTCACTTTAAAATCGTTTTCGTCACCTTTGATACTATTAAGGCGTAAACAATATAAGGCACTCTTTCCTTCATGGTTTAAAGGGTATCCACAGTGAATACATGTTGTAGATTTATCAGAAATACGTTCTCCGCATTCGGGACAGTTAATTAAAGCCATAATTCCACTCCTTTCAAAAGTGCTTTAACACATTATACACCATCATAACAACAGATGCAATAATCCATATTAAAAAGTCTGCATTGAAACAGCTTCGCGCAGAAGGTCAAGTTCCAACTTTTGTTGGTGTATTAACAAAGCTATTCCCGAAATTAGAGGATTCTTTATTAGATGCGGCTACTAATGGTAGCGGATTATTAGGAGTTTTTCAAGCAATGACTCCTGTGCTTATTCCGCTTGCCGCAGCATTGGCGGCAGTTGCCGTAGGCTTTGCCGCATTTAAATATTTCGACTACAAAAATTCTGGTTGGACACGCGCACAAGAAGCCGCTTCTAAAGCGGTTGACGAATACAAATCTGCTCAATCGAAATTAGAAAGTCTCGAAAAGAGCCGTGATTCTAATGTTGAAGCTGTCCGCAATATTGCGACAAAATACAATGTTGACACAACAGGATTAGACACAGCCGATGAAATCATCGAAAGAATCAGAGCCGCCGAAGCATCAGGCGACATTCATCTATCTCTTGTTGATGAAGCCGAGTTGTCAAAACTGCAAAGAGCAAATACAGATGTTCAAACGCAGATCAAATTACAGGAGCAGTTAGCCAAAGCGAAAAAAGAATCAATGGTTGAAGCTACCGAAAAAGCTACCCAGGCTGAAAAGTCATATTGGGAAGTTGTCAAAGAAAGACACGGTAGCGGATTCTTCGGCAAAATCGCCGCAGGTTTCGATTACCTATTTTCAAACAGGGGTAGAACCTATACAGACGAATTAGGTAATGAGTATACCTATAAAACTGAAGGAGATTTATTCCGCGAAACTGAATCAGGTAAAACAACAACTCTCGATCTTGCTAAAAAGTCATTTGAAGAATATAAAAAGCAGAAAACAGACCTTGAAGCATTAGATAAAGAAATATTAGAACAGCAAGGAGATGCTACACAACAGCAGATAGAACAACGTGAAAAACTCCGTGATGGCTTAATTGAATCAACGCAGAACTTAACCGGTTATCTTGACACTCTCCATGAACAAGCAGATATTCTTGCTGAAAGCAGTACGCCTACGGCAAAAGCATTTGTGCAAGATGCAAAAAAGCTGTTCTTAGAATTTGAGAATTTCGGTCTGTCAGATACAGAAAAAGCGTTAAATAACCTTAATCACTTTTTCACCGACAATGCAGGAGGTAGCACGATTAAGGAGGCTTTAAGAGAAGCCGCCGACCAAGGGCTAAATCTCATTGATGTTCTCGGTGAAATGGGTCTGACATTGGGCGACTTGGGATTAAGCAATTCTGATGTTGGCTTGGAATACCTGAATGATTATTTTACCAAAATATCAAAACAGGCTGAAGATGCTTCAAAAGCTGTTGATGATTTCAGAGTTTCGGTTGACGATGTAGAAGCCGCAACGAAATCAACGAATAAAGATGCGGACTGGAAAACAATTCAGGGTGCTTATAAATCTGCAAAAGAACTTCTCAATGAAGGTCAAATAGGTACAGATGATTTTCAGACTGTAGCGCAATTCATGAGTCCAAAGAATATTGCCAAACTCGCACAGCAAGCAAAGGACTCCGGAGAATATGCGGCATACGAATATCAAAAAGCATTTGAAGATGCAAAAGAAAAAGCCGATAGATGGTTTGGCGAAGATGAAACCGCATCTATGGAGAACTTTGCAAATGACATGCAAAAAGCCGGGCTGGTCGATATTGATAAAAACTATCAAGGTCGTGGCTTGTGGGATATTCAGAGCAAATTCCAGAATACGGCAGAAGCGGCAAACGCTTTAGGTACAAGTGTTGAAGTTGTCGAAACCATGCTGTCTGGTCTTGAATCGTATGGTTACGATTTTAGTAATATTAAAAAGTCTGGCGAAATGTTTAGGGAGTATACTGATACTCTTGACGCATTAAGACAGGTTTATAACCAGATGGACGAAGGTTCTACAAAAGATAAACTTGGCAAACTCATTGAAGGATTCGATCAGGAATATCAAACATTCAATGATGACCTATCAAATCTTACGGAAGAACAAGTTGTGCATATCAAATTTGAATACGATATGGCACAGCTACAGATGGATATTGACAACTTAAAAGCGCAGATTGAAGCTACTGGTGGTGGCGGCACTGTTGCCGATAATGCAGCTTTAATTGTTAAACAAGATAAATACATTTCACAGGGTAAATCCGGAACTGGCTTAGATAAAGAAGGAGTTACGCTCCCTGTTGAATTTGTTGCCGCCGCAAATACGGAACAGAAGCTAAAAGAAGAACTTAAAAACACATCAGATGAAAGTCGTAAAGTTGAACTGCAAGCAGAGATTGAGAATCAGCAGGATATTCAGAAAGAAGTTCTTGATTCGTTTGCTAATGAACACCCGGAGATCACACCAGAAGCGGATGTTAGCCAAATCAATAATGCTTTACAATCTCAATTTGATACTGTCGTAGTTGACGCAGAAGTTAATACAGATAATATCAATCAATACCTTAGTTCGGAAAAAGGTTCAACTATTACATTTACGGCAAACATTGACGGTGTTGAATCTCAGATTGAAGCTGTTAGAAATGAAGATGGTACTATCACTTATACAACTGAGATTAATGGCGAAACGGTTAGCGAAGATGATTTAAATAAGTTTGGTACTATAACCTACGATGTTCAGACGGAAGGAAAAGAACAAGTAGCAGAAGATCAAGAAGCTACTGTTACATTCAGCAAAAACTCTACTGAACCTGATAATTATAAAGCTGAAGAAAAACCAGGATTAGTTGTCTTTAAAAAGGATTCTTCTGAACCGGATAATTACCAACCATCAGATAAGGGCGCAACAGTTAGATATTCATCCGATACATCCAGATTACCGTCGTCATTCTCAACAATTACAAGATATGTAAACTATGTTAAGACTGGTGCAGTCGGCGTTGACGGTACTGCTCATGCACAAGGAACTGCTTTTGCTAATGGAAATATAAGCGGAAATTGGGGAACTAAGCACGGTGGCGTTGCATTAGGAGGTGAGGTTGGCGAGGAGCTAATTGTCAGGGATGGACGGTTCTTCACTATTGGTGCTAATGGTGCTGAAATGTTCAGCTACCGCCCAAAAGATATAATCTTCAATGCGGAGCAGACAAAACAGATACTCGAAAAAGGTGCAATTACCCATGGCGTTCGTCGCGGCAGAGCGCTTGCAGAAGGAACAGCATTTTTACTTGGTAAAGATACAAGTAGCAGTTCAAGCAGTAGCGGAAGCAGTAAGCATAAAAGCAAGAAGAAAAGTAGCGGTAGTAGTTCTAAAAAGAAATCTTCCGATAAGGATGATAATAAAGAAGAAACAAGGGTTGATTGGATAGATGTGAACATTGATCGTATTGAACGCGAGATTAAACATCTAAAGACTCTTGCGGACAGTACGTATAATACGTTTTCTGGTAGGAATAAAAATCTACAAAAAGAGATAAATTCCATAACGTCTGAAATCACGTTACAGAAGAAAGCATGGGATAGATACAACCAGGAATTTTATAAGGCAGCGGCAGAAGGCAAACTTAGTTCCGATATAATCGAAAAGATTAAAAACGGAACTATCGATATTACAAAATACGATTCAGACACACAGAAAGCAATCACAGAAGCGAAAAAGTGGAGAGACAAGGCGCTTGATGCCAAAGATGCGATTGATAAACTGAAAGAATCAGTATCTGCTTTAACAAAACAAAAATTTGACAATGCTGTAAAAGAATGGTCTAATTCCCTCTTAACACTACAAAGAAACTCTGAGCGTTTAGAATCTACCATAAACAATCGAACAGAGAAGGCAAGCGATTATTTAACTTCTGGTAATAAAACATCTGCTTCTAACAGCAATATTTCTGACTATAGAAAACTTATCAAAAATGCGCAGCAGCAAAGATCTATACGCCAGAAAGAAGTTAATGACTTAACAAAGAAGTTGAATGATGCCGTAAATAGTGGTGCTATCAAAAAGTATTCCGAAGCGTATTATTCAATGCTATCACAGATTCAATCTGTTAGCAAAGAGATAGAATCTATTGATAGTAATATTATTGAGTATACCAATAATATTGCGAAAGAATACCGCAATATTTTCGATCAAGTTGCGCAGAACAGCGAAAATGTTTTGTCTATTACAAATCATTTTTCCGAAATGTACAGCAAACAACTTGAAATTGCACAGGCAAAAGGTTATGTGACAAGTACAAAATACTATTCTAAGATGAAAAAGATTGAAGAAGGCAATCTTAAAGAATCACAAACACTTGCAAAAGATTTACAGACACAATTAAATAAAGCCTTAAAATCTGGCGCAATCAAACGCGGTTCTCAGGAATGGTACGACATGACGCAACGTATCAACGAAGCAAAAGAAGCTACACTTGATGCGGCTGTTGCTATGGCTGAATATGATAGCAAGATTCAGGAAGTTGAATGGGAAAGGTTTGATTATTTAATTGAAAGGATTGGCGAACTCACAAAAGAGTCAGACTTCCTTATTGATTTAATGAGCGACAGCAATCTTTTTGACGAGAAGGGTAATGTAACTTCTGAAGGTCGGGCGACATTTGGTTTACATGCCATGAATTACGATACATATAAAAATGAAGCTCAACGATATGCTAACGAGTTAAAGAAAATCAATGCGCAACTCGCAAAAGATCCCAATAATACAAAACTTCTTGAACACAAAAAAGACTTATTAGCGGCAACCAGAGAAACTATTCTTGCCGAACAAAAAGAACTGCAGTCGATTAAATCCCTGGTTGAAGATGGGATTAAAAAGGAAATCAGTTATCTTGATGACCTTATTTCCAAATATAATGACGCATTAGATTCTCAAAAAACTCTCTACGATTATCAGAGAAAAGTTGATAGTCAGACAAAAGAAATATCTTCTCTGCAAAAACAATTATCCGCATATTCTGGTGACAAGTCAGAAGAAACAATGGCGAGGGTGCAAAAAATTGCACAGTCTCTTAAAGAAGCACAAGATAATTTAAAGGATACTGAATATGATAAATATATTACAGATTCCAAGAAGATGCTTGATGATTTAAAAAGTGATTATGAAGAGACTTTGAATAAGCGGCTTGATGACGTAGATCAGTTAATCAAAGACGTTATTTCACAAGTTGATTCAGATTCGTCAGAGATAATGTCTACACTTTCAAGCGAAGCGGAGAAAGTTGGCTATTCACTTTCAGATGATATTAAATCCGTATGGAATGATTCAAGCAATCTGTTACGTTCTACTAATTCAACACTGAATAATATATATACTGCTGTGCAGGCAATCTGGGATTATGCAGGTCAAATGGCACAAAAGGACATTGAAAGTGTATCTAACGATAATAAGAAGAAGAATGAACAGGAAAAGAAGGCGGCTACACCATCTACCCCTTCGACAAATAAATCTACAGCGTCTGAAAGTTCTACAAAGTCAAAGAAGTCTGACACTGTTTCCGCTACTTATACTGGCTTGTTCAAAGACAGCAAAGGTGTGACATATTATTATGTCAAAGGAAAGAAACAGACTGGATGGAAAAATATGAACGCAGGGCGTAGGTATTTCAGTGTTAAAGACGGACATATGTTAGTTGGTCAACAATGGATTGGTGGCTCTACTTATTACTTTGACACAAGTACAGGTGTTCTTAAAACTGGTACATTTAAAATCGGTGATACTACATATCAAACGGATGCTAATGGGAAAGTTCAGTTTAAAGCAGGGTATAAAAATATTACCAGCAATAATATTACCAGCAATACGACTGGTGTTAAAGTTGGCACTTTGACGAGTAAGTTTGCATCTGGCAGTAAAAATATTTCGCACGATCAATTAGCATGGACAAGTGACGAAGGGCAGGAGCTTCTTTACAAATCTGGCTCAGGTGCTATACTCACTCCTTTACGCAAGGGGGATAAAGTATTTACATCTGCAATGTCTGACAAACTGTGGAATATCAGCAAGCCTAACGGGTTAGAGAGTATGATCGGTTCAATTGTCCCGAGTTATATCAAATCTGAAATGACAGACGCGCTATGCACATTAAGAAATTCGTTATCATCCGGTTATGGTAATATAACACAGAATTTTGATAATATTACATTTAGTCTGCCTAATGTGAAAGATTATGATTCGCTTGTTAAACAGATGCAGGTTGATAAGAAATTTGAATCACTCATCCAGTCTATGACTATTGGAAGGGTTAATGGGAAACCATCATCTATGAAACGGCATATAAAGTTTTAATGGTTATAGGAGGGTGAAGTGTTGCTTTACTCTCCTATTTACATGGAGAATGAGAATGGGTAAAAGGAACAATTATTTAAATCAAAATGATAAAAGCGTACAATCTAAAATTGCGAAAATAAATAAACTTCTCAAAGAGTTAGAGGAGATGCATAAAGAATGGGAACAACGGATAAAAGAGGCTAATGAAGCAAAAGATGCGTATGAAACTTTGTCCGCATTACTAAAGAAACGGTTAGATTTTGAAGAATAAAATATGTAGAGGTTAGTCATGAATGCGATTGATTTTTACTACGATGGTCAGTATTTAAGTGACTATGGCTTCATCATATGTACCTTTGATGGGGCGTATGGTGTAGATGCAATTAGTGCTGGTTCTACATTATCTTTTAATAAGGTGGCAGAGTACGACGGCAAGCAGTATGTACTAACCAGTACGAAATATAATGAATGTATTACAACTACATTTGATATATGTAAAGACTCTGAATTATATGATGATTTAGAAATCACAAATGATGAGTTTCGCGATTTAATGCGTTGGCTTAACAGAAGGGAATTTTTAAAGTTCCAAGTATATGACGAAGATCATGATGCCGACACATGTTATTATGAAGCAAGTTTTAATATAGAAAAATTAAAAATAAGCGAAAAGGTTTACGGATTACGTTTAACTATGGAAACAAATAGACCGTTTGCATATGGTCAAGAACAGGAAACAAAATTGGTATTTCCAGATGCGAATACGACGAAAATATTAAATGACATGTCTGATGAAATAGGCGTGACATTTCCTGCTATGAAGATAACCTGTCAGGCAAGCGGAAATTTATCAATACATAATGACCTATTTGATTGTACGATGACAATTAAAAACTGTACATCTGGAGAGATAATTACCGTTAATAATAATGCGCAGATAATAACGTCAACTAATGAGAATCATAAAATTTACAATGATTTCAATTACGAGTTTTTTAAATTCGGCAATACATTTACAGAGAGGCAAAATCATATTACTGTGACACTTCCATGTATAATCGAACTTAAATACAGTCCAATCATAAAAGATGTTCCATAATGAGGAGGGTATACTATGGCTGTACAACTTGTATTTGATTCAGCTAATGTAGTTGCTACTCCAACTATTGTTTTAGCGAAAAAGGGCGGGGAAAAACTTGGTTCTATCCCTGCTGTTAATATAAATTTTGAAGATAACTTTAATAGTTATAATCAACTTGATTTTAAAGTATATAAAGAAAGAGACGGTGTTGTAACAAGGCTTTGGGATGAAATAAAAGATTTCAGACTCGTATGGTGTAAAGAGTGGGATGCCTGGTTTGAAATCACAGTAGATATAAATGAATCTGACGAACTTGTTAAAAATATCAACGCGAAATCTATCAGTGAAGCAGAACTGTCCGCAATTAAATTATACAATATAGAAATAAATACAGAAGATGATATAGCAAGAGATGACTATGAACCAACCGTTTTATATAACGGACTTAATCATAGTGCGTCATTGCTTGATAGAATATCAGAAAAGATTCCGCACTACACTATAAAACATGTAGATTCATCAATAGCCGATATTCAAAGAGTATTCCAATTCCATGATACATCAATCCTTAATGCTTTTTATGAGATAAGTTCAGAAATTGGATGTATATTTTATCTTTCACAAAATTCAGATTCTAACGGGATACCAGAACGAGGCATATATGTTTACGATTTAGAAAATTATTGTGAAGCATGTGGGAATAGAGGGGAATTTTTAAAAGTTTGTCCGGAGTGTGGCAGTACAAATATTAGGGCTGGTTTTGGCGAGGATACGTCTATATTCGTTTCAAGTGACAATCTTGCGGATGAAATATCTTTGACCACAGACACAGAATCGGTAAATATTTGTTTTAGAATGGAAACTGGCGATGAACTAATGACAGCGGCAGTTGCAAGTTGCAACCCCAACGGCTCTGAATATTTATGGTATATTTCAGCCGATCTAAAAAAAGATATGAGTGATAGCTTATCTGATAAGCTAACTTCATATGATACCCTATACAAGAGTTACCAAAATGATTATGTGTCCACATTAAACCAACAAAAGATAAATGCATACAATACTTTAATAAATAAGTATAAAGTATATGATTCTTCATTACAAACTATTGGTAATGGTGTTGGCTTTTCAAACATAATAAATATCTTGTATAGTTCAATAGACTTTCAGCTTTATCTCGAAAGTGGATTAATGCCGAGTGTTGGCATGTCTGGGACTACTGCTACTGCGCAGGCGAGTTTATTGTCTTCGCAAACACTATCACCCATTGCTGTTAGTAATATCACTTCTGCATCTGGCGCAACTGTAGATTCGACCGTTCTATCTTTTGCAAAAGCAATTATATCTCCAACGTATAAAGTTGAGGTAAAGACTTCAACTTATAATTCGTCAACTAACGTATGGGTTGGCACTCTTACAATTACGAATTATTCAGATGAAGACGATACGGCAGATACAGATTCAATATCTATTACTGTTACTGGTGACTATGAAACATTTGTCAGACAGAAAATTGAGAAATTATTAAACCGTGGCGATACCGAAGATTATAGTATATCGTCATTGTTTAAGAAAGATGTGTCTGTTTCAAATGGTGTATATTCTGGTACTTTTGTAAATGAACTTCACAAATACGGATTAAGTTCTTTAAAGATATTTTTGCAATCATGCCAGTCTTGTCTTGACATTTTAGTAGAAGAAGGGATTGCAGATAAAGATACGTGGGACGCATATTCTTCTGGCACGAATTTGTATAACACATTTTATACACCATATTATAATAAATTTGCGGCGTTAGAAGCGGAAATTGCGCAGCGTGAAAATGAAATAGAGGTTATACAAAACCTATACGAAGAAGCTGAAAAAGAACGTACAGAAATTCAAAATGCGTTAAATTTAAAGGCATATCTTGGCGAAACGCTATGGAAAGAGTTTTGTGCTTTCAGGCGCGAGTCAACATATTCAAATCAGAATTATATCTCTGATGGTTTAACTAACGCTGAATTGATCGAGAGAGCAAGAGAATTTTTAGGTATTGCTCAAAAGGAACTGATCAAATCTGCCACTTTACAACATAGTTTAGATTCTACTCTAAAGAACCTTCTTGTTATGAAAGAGTTTGAACCTATCGTTAATAAGTTTAAAGTAGGCAACTGGATTAGAGTAAGAATAGATGATGAAGTTTACAGGTTAAGGCTAATCGGTTATTCGATTGATTTTGATGATTTAGACAATCTTAATATAGAGTTTTCAGATGTTACAAAATGTCAGGATGATATATCAGACATTGAAAGCGTTTTAAATCAAGCGCAATCTATGTCTACAACATATTCAGGGTTAGAGCGGCAGGTTATAAAATATGACGATACATCTAAAACCGTGAAAACATGGTTTGAGGATGGGCTTGATGCCACACTGACAAAAATAATAAACCAAGCTGAAGGGCAGACAATGGTTATGGATGGTCATGGTCTGTTAATGCGGCAATACGATGAAATATCTGGCAAATATTCAAGCGAACAAATGCGTATTATCAATAGTACGCTTGCAATTACTTCTGATAATTGGGAAACAATAAAGACTGCAATAGGCAAATTTATCTATGTAGATCCGGCAACTGGTGAATTTAAATACGCTTTTGGCGTCAACGGCGAAACTATTGTCGGCAAATTAATTATTGGTCAAGCACTAAAGCTATACAATGAATCCAACACATTATCATTTGACGAAAATGGGCTAAATATTAATAATGGCGTAAATACATTTAGCGTAAACCCAAGTTCCACAAATCTTTTAAAAATCACAAAGAAGGTTGGAAACGCTACAACGAATCTGTTTTATGTGAATGATGATGGCGATTTGGTTATCAGAGGTAATTTATATTTTGGCGCAAACAATGAAACAAGGATTTTATCTGACGGCACATTCAACTTAGGCAACGGCAAAATCGTCTATGACGGCACAAATCTTAGTATAGTAGCAAGTAGCGTAACTATTGGCGGCGACAGTGCGGCAACATCATCATCTGTTTCTACTGCTATATCAACTGCCATAAACGATTTAAATACTACACTGACAACGCAGATTGACGCCAAAGTAGAAACATGGGCGCAATCAACTAATCCTGCGGCGAATTGGAGTGCAGACGAAAAATTAAAACACAACGGAGATTTATGGCTGTATACAGGGACATCAGATATTACAGTTGGTTCAACCACTATACATCCGCAAGGCGTATATCAATATGATGCTTCTAACAATTCATGGAGTGCTTATTCTTCCTCGACCGATAATCTGTTTGATATGGTAGACGGTAAGACCACAATTTACTACGGTTCATATTATCCCGGCATTAAATCGCGGTATTACAGTGGTACATCCACAAGTAGCGTTTCTGCTTCAAACGGTGATATGTTTTATAATACCAGTACACATGTGACATATATGTATGTCGGTGGCGGCTGGTCAACATTCACTAATTCACAAGGATATGCATATCATATAGATTCATCAACTAATACCGTTCGTAAATGGGACGTAATATCTACATGGAAAATGTGGGTAAGTTATAGCACTGCAACAACAGGTGATTATTTCTACGATGAATATTCTGGCGATTATAGCATATATATCAAACAATCTTCTGGGTGGTCTGCAAATTATTCAATAGAAAATGGCGATTATTTAGTTAGTCCTGTGAACGGTACTACCTATCGTTGGATTGACGCGCATTGGGTAAAAGTCACAGATTATAAATCTGAAATACAAAAATTCATGCGTTTTGAAAGTGCTTATGGATTGATGATAGCCGATATGACTTCTGGCGTTCAAAGTATTTCAGGCGCAACTTCGTTTAACACACTATTGACTTCTACTGCATTACAGATAAGAAGCGGCACGTCTGTACTGGCAGAATACGGTTCCAGTATTAAGCTATATCAGCCGGGGACTACAACAGCCCTTGTAAATATTACAACGAGTGGTGCGTCCTTCAACGGTGCTGTGACTGCCACTACTCTCTCGACTGGTGGCAAGACAAGTTCGACATCAACATCAAGCGGATTATTTATTGATTCGTCCGGTAACTTGTATGCGGGTAGTTCAAATCAGACGCAGATACGTGCGAACGGGACGATAAGACTTGGCAATGGTGCGCTACAGTACAATGGATCAACTCTTTCTATAGTTGGGAATATTACAGCTGATACATTTACTGCACATGGAGCAATAACTCTTAGCGACGGTACGACATTTGGGACAGTTGTAACGATTGGAGACAATATAGTCCTTACTAATCGTACATCTAACGGATTTTCCACGGATGCTGGGTATATCGCTTTAAGGTCTACAGGAACCGGGCGAACGATTGTAACATACTTTAGAGATACCGGAATTACATTCCACGATCAAGGGACAATATCGGCAACAGGCACTACGACTTCATTCACAGCCACCAGATTTGGGATAACAAATTCTTATGATAGCGGGATATATTTTCCGTCGTCGGTTATAAACGGTTCCACATACACGCCTTATGCCATGAGAGTTTATAATGGGACACTGTATTTTGGCACTAACGCTGATACATATTCTGACTCTGGGATGTCTGTTAACCCAGCCGAAACTACATATATTCGCGGTACAACTGTTAGAGTGGCAGGCCATACAGCTGGTAGTGGCGGTGTGTTTCTTGGCACATCTACGAATAGCAACGTATATCTTGTAAACACATCAACAGCTGTTACTTCTGATGAAACAATAAAAGACTTAAAAGATATTGATGATAGGTATGTTTCGTTCTTCAACAACATTAGTCCTACAGGATATACATACAAGGACAATGGGCACAGAACACACCTTGGTTTTGGTGCACGTGCGGTTGAAAAGGCGTTAAAAGATGCGAATTTAACAACAGAAGATTTCGCAGGTGTGGTTATAGACCATGATATAGATTTAGGAGACGAAGATAATCCAAAGAAATATGATGAATTATATTTTCTACGCTACGAAGAATTTATTGCATTGAATACAATGATGATAAAGAAACTGCAACAAGAGATAGTATCTCTTAAACATCAATTAGCTGTGCAATGCGCATAAGAATAAAGGAGAAGGAAAGGATGAAGATTACTAACTTTAATTTCGTGAACACAATGAATACGCTCAACTCTTTTGGAGATAAGAAACTCCCACAAAAAATCAGTTATGCGATTACAAAGAATCTTATCACACTCCAAAAGGAGTATGAAGTATATGTCAAGATGTTAAACGATTTGTATACAAAATACGACGCAGACATTATTCATGACGAAAATGGTGAACGCATTGTTGATAAACAAGGAATACCAGAGCTTAAAAAAGAAGCAAAAGAAGCGTTCTTTAATGAACTTACTGAGTTCCTGAATATGGAAATTGACATCGACATGTATCTCATTCCAGACGACGTGTTTAATTATGACGATATGTCGGGAAGATATGATGCCATGTCTGCATCTGACATCATTATGTTGCGAAACATTCTGTGCGAACAGAAATAAAATATTAGTTTTATAAGACAACTTTGAAAGCCGTACTCTTTGCAGTGCGGCTTTTTATTATATTAAGGAGGAAATGCTAATGGAAATATTGGTTAATGTAGTTAATCAAAAGTTAAAAGCAACGACCAATATGAAAACCTTAGTTGCGGGGACGCAGGAGTTTGTACAGTTCAAATTCATCTACGGTGAAGATTGGTCAACACTCACAACTTTTGCACAGTTCACACAGAATGGCAGTTCATATAATTCTTATCTTGATGCCAACGATTGTGTGTATCTTCCGGCTGAAATCGTAGCAGGGCAATGCACCGTTATGCTGTTCGGCACAAAGACTGTAGGTTCCGGGAACTCGCAACGCACCATCCGTGCGACAACTAATGTACTTGAATTTACAGTTACGCCTAACATGCTGATCGCGAATGCAAGTAGTGTTGAAATCACGCAGACGCTTTATGACCAGCTTGTTCAGAAAGTAAACGAGATACTTGATCTGTCCGATAGTGATTACAGTGATCTTATTAAGTCTGAAATTGCGAGGATTCTACAAGAGTATCTTGATAATGGCGATCTTGCCGCAGCTACGATTGGTAACGGTACTATTTCGAGAGATAAAGTTAACTCCGCATTTGAGGCTACTCTGGCGAAAGCAGATACTGCGATGCAGCCAACGCAGTACAACCCGAACAACTATAGCCAAGACCCTTATTCTTTTGCACAGTCACAAGACTTATACGCACGTAAATTACAACGCGGGCTTGGTTCTGCTGATACACTTCCGCAAAGTGCAAATGGCGCAGACATGTTTACTCTTACAGACAACTCTGGCGAACAACGCAGTTATGTTGGTATTGATAACTTCGTTGCCGGTGCAAAGGCTCTTGCAAAAGAGTACACGGATATTGCGGTAAGCACAGGTCTTAGCGATTATACGCCTTTTAGTATTCAGATTGTCACCGAACAGGAACTTACTGCTCTTATGGGTGGCGCAGGACAAGAACGCACGTTCTATCTTGTTCAAAAAAATGGCGGTTATGAAAAGTACTGGTATGTAGAAGACCAGAACGGTACATATCATTGGGATAGTTTCGGCTCCTCTTCCACTCTTGTGCTTAGTGCTCTCCCGGCTACTGGCGAGGATGATATTGACTATATCGTTGGCTCCGGTAGTGATTACCAGTATTACAAATATATTAACGGTGCGTGGAAACTGATTGCTGGGAATAATGCTGAAATTATTACGGTAAGTTCTACGTACACACCGTATGTTGTTAGTGCTGGCACGCCACCTACTAACAAGGTTTTTAAAATAAATAATACTGTAGTTAATTATTATGTTAACTCTTCTACTATGGCTCTGTACAGCTTACAGAGTTATGACGATTCAAACGCAAATAATGTTACTGCTTCATGGAGTCTTATTGAAAATCTTGTAACCAATCCGAGTACAACAAAAGATTATTACATCAAAGATGAAAACAATTCATGGGGACATTACCGCTATATCAGTGGTTCATTCCAGCAGATAGGTAGCAGTGCGTATACACGCGAACAAATTGACGAAAAAATATCTGGTGTCAATACAACGATTTTAAACCTGCAAACACAGATGGAGGGTGAAATCAATACGATTGACGCGAAGGTTGACGGGCTTGGGAACCTGGTTAGTGATGTTGCCGAACATACAAACGGTATTACCGTTTATTATAAAGACGGTAGTTCAAAAAATGTTGCGACAAAGGATCAAGTTGTAAAAGTTGAAGATGTGGATGCTTTAGAAGCGAACGCAGGAATTAAGATTACATATACTGACGGCTCTACAAAAGATATTGAAATTGCAGGTGGCGGCGGTGGCGCGGCTACCGGCTCCGCTTCTATTACACGCGTTACAAATGCACAGGTAGAATGTGTGCAAGGTGACACATGTAATATTCAATATACGTTTAGTGCTACTGACTCCGCTGGTGATACAGTTGGCAATGGTACGGCAACGTGGTATGTAAATAACATCAGGCGTGCGATAAGCGATGCTGTTCAGGGTACTACGAACACTTTTGATGTTGGAGAATTCCTTAGTGTAGGTTTAAACACAATCAGGCTTTCCATTAGTGTTGATACTGGTGGTGAAACAAATACTGTTACTACAAAGACATGGACTGTGAACGCCGTAGATCTATATCTCATATGGGATTATCTCGACACAACTATCAATACTTCTGATACTGCTACACTTCGTTGGACACCTTATGGTGATCTTAACAAAGTTACGCATATCGAGATTGATGGCATAGAGCGTACAGATTTACAAACATCAACGACACGCTCCGGTGTTCAGCAGTATGTCACCATGGATAAACTTGCGCATGGTAGCCATATGGTCAAAATGTGGCTCACTGCTACTGTCAATAACACTCCTATCACATCTGCTTCTATCGTGCATGATATGATTTTCGCTGACCAGTCAGAAACAGCTACGGTTATTGCTTGCTCAACCAATGTTAGTAGAATGACGCAATACAACACGGTTGCTATTCCAATTGTGGTTTATAACCCGTCCTCTCTCACTGCTACAGTTACACTAAAAGAGAATAGCGAAACCGTGACTACGTGGACACAAGTTGATCGCACGATGCATTACTGGAACTACACTCCTACTACTGCTGGCACTAAGACGCTTCAAATTGTATCTGGCGGTACGACTAAAACTCTCACCATTACTGTTGATGCACTGAATATTAATAATGAAGAGGTTAGCGGTTATACTTTCCGTATAAAAGCAAGCGATATTAACGGTAATGATGCTCTGCGTGCATGGTCAAGTAATGGTGTCAACGCTACATTCAGCAATAATTTCGACTGGAACAATGGTGGTATCAAAACTGAAATTGATGATGACGGGAATCTCAGGCAGTACATCTGCGTGAAAGCGGGTACTACCATGACTATTAACCATAATCTTTTTAGCGATGACCCTACCGAACTTGGTAAAACGTTTAAGATTATTTTTAAAGTTGAGAACGCACGAGATTATGACGCTTCTGTTGCGTCCTGTTACGCAGATTCTATCGGCATCCAGTTATTTGCTCATGAGGCACAGCTCTCGTCAAGTGGTACAAGTGTATCTGTGCCATACGGCGAAGATGAATATATAGAACTTGAATTTGACGTATATCCTGCGCCTACCAATACCAATGGCAGTTTTAGGTATATGATGGCATGGATTGATGGTGTAATTACAACCTGTCGTGTTTATGGACAGTCTGATAACTTCACGCAAAGTGCCGCAAACCAAAAGGCTATAACAATCGGGTCTAATGATTGTGATGTTTATATCTACATGGTTAAGGCATATCCGCATTATCTTACCAGAGATAACCATATCGAAAACTTTATTGCTGACGCCCCCAATGCGCAGGAAATGGTTAAGCGGTATGATAGGAATGACATTCTCGATATTTCAGGCGAGATTGATTATCAGAAACTTATTGATAAAAATCCAGACTGCCGTGTATGGTTATATGATATTCCATATATGACCGTTGGTAAAAAGGATAAGGTTAAGAATTGCACGTTTAATCAGTTCTGGAAAAATGGCGAAAAGTATTATGAATTGTCCGGTGTTGGTACTCTTACAGTGCAAGGCACGTCTTCGGTTGACTATCTTAGAGGCGCAGCAAATACAGATATTTCATTTACGTCACTTACCGATGGCAACGGTGTAAACCTAATGGCTAATGGCGTAGTTGACGAAGACCATTACGGAAAGAACTATTTCGTTGGTAATACAGAAACCGGACAAGTCACTGTATTTACAGTGGATGCAAACACTACTCTTACATCTGACTGCATTCCAGTCGAGCGTGACGAAAACGGAAATGTTACTAAATACATTAAAGCTCTTGGATACAAAATTAATGATGATTCAACACCTATAACTTATTCCAATACAAAGGTAAACTTTGCTTCGTGTGAACAAGTGAATAACATGTGTAATGCGATTTGGTATCAGCGTTTCCAGCCTTACCAAAGTCTTACTCCCCGAGACTGTATGGAATTCTCTATGGGTGTACAATTTATCAAAGACAGCGGCGAAGTGCCTGACAATGACCATTTTGTACTGTTTGGTGATAATAAATATCACTTATATTCAATCGGAAATATGGGAACTTCCAAAAAGAATGTCCACGTATTTCATGATTTATCGAATGAAAACGATTGTTGTATTGAGGTTGGTAATAACCTGAATGATCTTTGCCGCATGGTTACTGATGATTTGAGTAATTCAATTTGGTACGGTGGCAATGATAAGTCGTTTGAGATGCGTTATCCTGATACTGACACTCCATCACAGACTATCATTGATGGATGGCAAAGGCTTGTGTCTTGGATGGCAAGCCGCAACCCAGGCGCAGCTACTGGCAATGCGCTCCCCGCTTCTGAAACGTATGGAAACTATACTTTTAGAGGTCATGATCGAAGTGGAACACAAGTCCTAAGAGGAACAAGGGTTACACAATATGCAGGGACATATACACATGATACTTTCGAGCGCAGAATGGCAAAAATGCTTTCTGAGTGTGAGGATTATCTCGTTATGGATTCCGTTATCTATCATTTTGTATACCTTGAAAGGCATACGATGTGTGATAACGTAGCAAAAAACAGTTTCTGGGCTTCTTCCGATTTGCTTCATTGGGATCTCAGTAAGGCGTATGATATGGATACATCTGATGGGAATAACAACGAAGGTAAAATGGTTTTCGACTATGGTAACGAAGCCGATGATGTTATCGGTTCTAAAACTGTATTTAATGCTAATGATGCCGTGTGGTTTGTTTTTGCGAGTAATCTGTATGAAGCGTGTCAGACAATGTTTACCAATCGTGAGACAGCAGGTGCGTGGTCTGCAACGGCATATCATAACTTCTTCTTAGAACAACAGCGCAAAGTTCCCGAGAGGGTCTGGGTGCAGTGCTACTGGTATGATTACCTTCGTACTTATGAGCAAAATATATCCGATGCATGGATCGAGTTTCTGGATGGTGGTCAGAAAACTCACCAAAGATGGCACTATGAATACTTTGAGGAAATCTATGATTCATCAAAATACCGTGGTACTTCCTGCACTGTTCAGAACGTAAACTTCCGTGGTTATTATCCTTCTAAGTGGTCTGGCATCACAGATGCACAATGGAACGAATTAAAACCAAAAGCAGAAATTAAGTTAAAGATGTATAACAAGTGTTATATCAATATTTCTATTGACGGCACAATTTACAGAGAAAAAGCTGAAAGAGGAACAACTTATACTATCGACTTCTCACAGCAATCAAAACTTAACGACACTGTTATTAACATTTACTCTGCACAAATGATTCAGGAAATAGGAGATATTTCAAGACTGTATCCCGGCACCCCTAACTTTGCAAATGCGGTTCGTCTTCGTTCGCTTACGATTGGTTCGCCAACGTCAGGATACCGCAACTCCAACCTTACAGGCGTTACGCTTGGTAATAACTCCATGCTTGAATATCTGTATGTGCAGAATCTTGCGTACATTACGAGTGGTCTTGACCTCTCTAATTGTCAGGCTCTGCTTTATCTTGACGCATCCGGTTCCTCCTTTACCGGTTACGATTTTGCTATCGGTGGTCTGCTACAGACGGCATATATAGAATCCCCAACATCTCTGTCTATGCGAAATCTGTACTATCTTACTGATGCAAACTTCCATGTAACAAGTTATACAAACCTTGATACTCTGCGTATTGAAAACTGTGCAGGTCTTAACACTCTTACAATCGTCAATGCCTCAACGAATCTTGCACGTCTGAGGCTACTTGATATTGACTGGACGCTTGCCGAAACCACAGTCCTCAATAGATTACTTGGGCTGCTCGGTCTTAACGAGAACGGCAATAACGTGGCAAAGTCCGTGCTGACTGGCAAAGTTTATATCTCTGGTTCTATCAGAAATCAGGAACTTTCTGAGTACGAAGCGGCATGGGACAATCTTACTGTCACATATAACATTAACAACTTAATCACACAGTACCTTATTACATATGCAAACGCAGACAGCAACCATACGACTTTGTTCACAAAATATTTCGATCAGGGTACGTACCCGACAGACCCCTATACGTCAGGAGATATTTCAATCCCTACTCTTGCAAGTACAGATCAATACACATTCACGTTTAGTGGATGGGACACTCTTGCAGACCCTGTAATCGCTAACAGAACGGTTACTGCGACCTATACACAGACCGTGCGGAAATACACCGTGAACTTCTATCTTCGTGAAGGTGTCCTGCTTAAATCATTTACAAACGTGGATTTCGGTTCTGAAATCGTTTATGACGAAGGAATACCAACATGGACTGATGGCGAAACATCATATCAGTACAGGATATTCAAAGGCTGGGATAAGTCTACCGGATATATCAGAAGCGATCTTAATGTATATGCTGTATGGGATACCGCAAGTACCTTCCCCGCTGTTGGCACAGAAATGAAAGATATGTCCGTTGCACAGATTTACGGTATTGGTAAAGCTGGGTATCAGGATAGGTACTTTGAGCCTGGTGATTATGTTGATATTCAACTTGGTCACGACTTCGACTTCTCTAATGTCGAGTCTATCGAGATTGGCGAGGATGTAGTATTGACCGGAGTTCAGAGAGATACGTTCGTTAGTGGAGGCTATTATTTTGATGGCTCTCATGCCTTCACGTCAGATATCAAACTGTTTGACGAGGACTCTCCGGCTTTCACTATGGCTATCGACTTCCAGATCAATTCATCTACTTCCGGTGAAACATTTATTTCTACTCACGTAGGCAATACGTCAGAAGGATTGAGGTTCTATTATAATGGCTCCGTTCCCACAATCCAATGGGGCGATACATCTGTCACTGTTGGTTATCAAACACAGAGGGATATTGTTGTTATCCGGCATCCCCAAGGCAGTAGATATCTTTATGTCTATACCGCTGGAAATAACAGCACTGGTAGATTTGCTGAGTCAGTTACTAAAACTACTCTTTTACGCGCAAATACTACGCAAACCGATGAACCTATTACATTTGGCGCAGTCCGTTATTCGTCTGGATTGCGTAACTATGGTAAAGGCACATTGCATTGGTGCAAAATCTGGCTTGATGATCTTGGGGATTCAAACGCTTATCAGCTTGCATCTTGGGCGCGTGAAAATATTCGTATGGAATATTGGGGAGCTGGCAAATATTACTACGCAGATACAAGTACGCCTTGTAATTTGAGTTTTATTTGCAATAGTCAGTTGGATGGATTACTTGGCAGAGGATATTATATGAACTCTACCAATACCAACACTGGTGGCTATCATAGCTCTCTTATGAGAACGTTACTAAATAACCGTTTCTTTAATGCATTACCTATTGAATGGCAGGCGGCTATCAGATCAGTTGAAATTCGTGCAACTGCCGGTAGTCAATCAACAGAAATTGTTGTTGATTACGACAAGATTTATCTGCAAAGTTATCGAGAACTTGGTTCTAATTCAAACGCGAGTGGATACATTGAAGAAGTCGGGACTTCGACCAACCCTATCCCATGGTTTACAAGCAATCCGCAGAGAATCAAATTCAGAGGTAAGACGAGAAAATATTCTGGCGAAGCCACTATTTATGAGTGTGCGCGAGAGCCTGCGGCACTGTATCAGACGGATATTGCGCCTGGAAGCATTTGGATAAACACAAGTGATAGTAGCAGAGGATATATCTTTGTTCCGCAAGAAGAAATAAACCAGTATGGGAAGACACCGACCATATCCGCAGATTCAGCCTATGCGCAAGGCGGTTGGTTCGCGGCTAATACCTGGTGGGAGCGTTCTCCCTCTTTGTCGAACTCTGCGAGTTTCATGTATGTGAGCTATACAGGCGGCGTCGGCGGCAGCTATAACGCGAGTTACGTTTATGGGGTTGTCCCCAGCTTCTCATTTTAATCTAACTATTTTAATACGTATATTGTTTGTATAAGCGTAAATATTATTATAGTTATAAATCAATAAAGAATCTATCAATCTGGGGCGGCGCAAGACCGCCCCTTTCTATAACATGATAAATGAAAAGAGGGAATATATGAGTGTTATAAAATCTAAGCGCACGCAGTCTCAGACTGAATATGCGATGAATTTTGTAAAAATGTACGAAATGGTTTGTGAACATATTTCAAAAGTACCAAAGCGGAAACAAAAATATTTATGTATACCAATCATAAATATTATTAACGAAATTCATTCATTGATATACCAAATATTTGATCGGTATTACAAATATGGGATAAGGGCAAATAGCGTGCGCATGCAATCGGAAATTATTATTGAGAAAATAAATAGTCTGCAAATGCCGTTATTGGCGTTGTGGAATATTGAACATACAGATATTGATAAAATGATTCGTCTTATAGAAATGCTAAATACAGAAATAAGATATATAGCAGTCTATGGAGGTATTCCAGAGGAAGATATGGTGTATATGTATATATTTGATTACAAAGCCGTGGATAAAATGGAATTTCTTAAAACAATGTCGGCATTACACAAAGTTGTATACCAAAAAGCCATTCACCTTCCGGCATTCTGTAGAAATTCAAAAGGAAGTTTATTGATAAGTTCTGTAGATAGTGCTTTATGGCATGTTTGTGAAGCTAATAGAAATTTTCCTATAAATCAGGAAATATATCAAAAGAGGACAGAACATTTATCTACAGCTATATCAATATTAAAAAGTATGCAGGTTCCTTTATTTTCAATATTTAATCTTGCTCATTATAACAACAAAACAATGCTTGAAATAACCACTCTGCTTGATACAGAAATAAGGTTATTAACAGGCTTAATCAAATCTGATAAGGAGAGGTTTTCTAATCTCTCTTAACAAATAATATAGGTTATATTCTGAAAACCGTTGTCGGTTGGTTCGCGGCTAATACCTGGTGGGAGCGTTCTCCCTCTTTGTCGAACTCTACGAATTTCATGAATGTGAACAATACAGGCAACGTCGGCAACAACAATAACGCGAGTAACGTTAATGGGGTTGTCCCCAGATTCTCTTTGCTACAGTACCCATATTGCAATGGTGAATATATCAAAAAGAGAAGGAGAGTATAACCTTCCAGACGGAAGTTTGGTAAATATATCATCTTCTGCTTTAAGAAGATATGGCTACACAGGTAGTCATCTCGCTTGAATATACGTGCAATGCTGAAAACGGCATAGCTATGAGTTCGGTTGCCAATTTGTAGTGATTGCGTAGATTCATTAGCATGATAACGGCAATTATAAAAATACATGTGCGAGGAATAATTTATAAAATATGCCAAAGGAGGTAGTGCCTATTAGGAAGCAACTACGTGCAAAGAAAAGAATACTGCGTGATAAAGCACGAAAAGCAGAGAAACGCATTAAAGAATCTGAATTGTATTCTTATGACAATATGTGTAAGTTTGAAAACTTCATAAGCAGTTTGTCAAAATGTATAAAAGGTGTTTCATGGAAAAGAAGCGTACAGAATTATTATATGAACTGTTTGACAAATATGTTTAAAGCATATTCTGCAATGGAATGTAGAAAGCTGATAAAGATGATATCTGATAAAGAAATAATCATTTATGAGCGAGGGAAAGCGCGAACCATCACGCCTATACATATACGTGACAGAATGATTCAAAAAGTAGTCTGCGATTATGCACTTGTGCCAGTAATAGAAAAGAAATTGATTTTTGATAATGGCGCAAGTCTTAAAGGAAAGGGCGTTCTATTTTCACGCAATAGACTTTTAAAGCATTTAAGGAAGGCTATAAAAGAATTCGGGACGAATTTTTATGTCATTTGTTTTGATTTCAAAAGCTATTTTGATAGTATCCCACATAAAACATGTAGGATGATGCTTGAAAGGTATTTCCAAGACAATGATATTGTTACGTTGGTAATGGAAATTATCAAGGCTCCGTACCGTGCGAAAATAATGAGGATTGAAGATTGTGTCATTATAGAGAAGGAATTAAACAAACTTGAAAATGATGAACTATGTGGTATTTGTCTTGGTAGTCAAGTATCGCAAATAATGGCATTGGTTATTGCAAATGACTTAGATCATTATATTAAAGATGTTAAAGGAATAAAATACTATGACAGATATATGGATGACGGAAGGATATTTGTAAAAACAAAAGAAGAAGCCGATACTCTTATTAAGGAGATGAAGGTAATCGTTCGTAAACTTGGATTAACGTTCGGTCCCAAAAAGACGTTTATTACGAAATCGACCAAAGGCTTTACATTCTTGAAAGTAAGATATTATGTTTCGTCAAACGGGAAGGTTGTCAGAAAACTTTCTCGCAAAGGAATCGTGCGTATGCGGAGAAAACTAAAGAAATATAAAAAGAAAGTTGACAATGGGTTGATGACTCTTGACGATGTTTATGCGTCTATGCAGTCATGGCTTGCTCATGCAAAGGTAGCAAATTCATATATTACTGTAAAACATATGCTCGAATTATATAACAATTTATTTGACGGGTATATGATTAAAAATAAAAGGGAGACAAAACGTGTACTACAAGCTAATAGACGGAAAGAATATAGTTGGAGTTATTTCCAGCAGCGACTTCCGAAGACTGCAAAAACGTCATAAACTCGTACTATTCGCAGACGAGGAAACTGCACAGTTTGTAGATTATAATGGCGTCTATTATCGTGATAATTGGTTACGTTCTATTGAAGATGGCGAAATAGAATATACCGAAATAAATATTGTACGTATTGAAGATGACGAATATAACGATTTAAAAGCACAGTTAGACGACAGTGATATGCCGACAGATAACAGTCTTGATAACGAAGTCGAAACTATTGTTGATAATAATAGTAATGATGAGGAAGAACCAGAGGTTGTACGGAAAACAGCCGCACAAATTCTGGAGCAGCAAATTAAATTAGCGGCAAGGTTTGCGGAGGTATAAAAATAGCAGGTATGAAAGAATTTATTATTAGTGTGATTGAAAAAGGCGATTACAAACTGGATGAAATCGAAGTAAAGATTAAGAAGCTGTATGTCCTTGGGGATTTGACAGAGGAAGAGATGAACGAACTTCTGCAACTCGCAGCGGACAGCGTGGATAATTCTGCGCAGATTGACTTGTTCCAGAAAGTTGTGGATTTGGAGCATAGGATCGAGGCTCTCGAAACTGCGGATTATGTTGTGTGGAAAGCGGGATATGTTACAAAGAGAAATGAGATTGTGAAATTTGATCTTGATGGCGATGGTGTTTATGATTATGTGATGTATGCCGGTGGCAGGACGGAGACTTCTCTGAGTGTAGGAAAGATTGATGGATGGTATAAGGTTACTTCTGCTGGCGTCAAGACGCATAGTATTACGCGGAATAGCGACGGGACATTTACTGTAACACCTATTGAAGCATAATAAATAAAATCCGCATTTTATTCACGCTACGACCACAATATGTAGTATATATGTTGTGTTATCATACTATATATAGTATATATAGTAGGCAGAATACAATATATAGCATATATAGCAATAGATATACTACATATAGTCGGCAAGTCACTATATATAGTATGAGAAAAGGAGAACAGATTGAAAACAGAAGATAAAATGGATTGTTTAGGAATATTGCTAATTGTATTTATGATAGGCGGTTTAATATTATTTTCGCAAGCAAAATACAATACAAGCAATGGCGTGCTTTGGCAAGAAGAAACCAGAGTAAAAACTGAACATGATGTATCATATATTTCTATTCCAGGATTTTCAGAAATTCATTTTGCTGCGAACAAAACCGATCAGGATTTTTCATTCTACAATCCGGCAAGCAATCACTGTATCATGGATTTAGAATTACAACTTCCGGATGGTGAAATATTATTTACAGAGAATAATATTCAGCCAGGATACGGAATAAAAGAAGTACAACTTAATAAAGAACTACCAAATGGAAATTATGATAATTGTAAATTCGTCATTAGATGTTATTCATCCGATGGCGTTTTTTATAATGGAGCAACACTAACTGTTAAACTATTTATAAGATAATGGAGAAAAATAATGAAAACAATGAAAAAACTGTTTGCGATTATTGCTGTGATGATGGTGATTGTCTGTCCTGTATTTGCCGATGATATTGTTGCTGAGTCAACACTGATTTATACATGTGACGATAGTTTTTGGGTAAACATACCTGAAACAATAATTGTTGGCGAAGAAGCATCCGTTGAAGCTATGGATGTAAATATTGCGCCCGGTAAATCAATTCACGTTGACATTTCGAGTCCTAATGACTATGTAGAAATTCATAGTGCAAGTGATCCTAATAGCACACTTCATGTTTATTTCAACTCTGCGGATGGCGGGCAAGTTACTGTAATACATCCAACAGTTGCAACTTTTGGTTCTGGTGAATCCGGCAGTAAACAATTTACTACCTATATTGATAACACTACCGATGCTATTGCTGGTGAATATACCGGTAATGTTATGTTTAACATTCATTGCGAATAA